GAAACTACTTTGTTTCTATTTATAGAAACTACTTTGTTTCTATTTATAGAAACTACTTTGTTTCTATTTATAGAAACTCTTGACTCCCACCAGTTTCTCGGCCCTCTCGATGATCTTCTCGTTGCTACGCGAGCCTTTTCCAGCCAGGCCCCTAGAGTTCTCGATGGTCTCATAGGAAAGCGTAGCCAGGCCCGCTCCCAACAGTCCGTTGACTGCCGCAATCAGGATTTCCCCATAGGTGGGAGAGATGGCGATTTGCGCGGCAATAGCAAGCAGTATGCCAATGCCTATAACCAAAAAGTTGGTATAGCGCCAATCCTTGATGTTCTTTTTGACGATCTGCACGACGATTCCTGCCACGGCTGCCGAACCGCCGATGGTGATAAGAGTCTTTAACGTCTGATCTTCCATAGTTCTCCTTCTCCTAATTCACTGATTGATTCCATAGTTGTTTTACTTGCTTAGCAAAACACTGATTGATTCCATAGTTGTTTTACTTGCTTAGCAAAACACTGATTGATTCCATAGTTGTTTTACTTGCTTAGCAAAACACTGATTGATTCCATAGTTGTTTTACTTGCTTAGCAAAACACTGATTGATTCCATAGTTGTTTTACTTGCTGATTCCACAACCATTTTTCTTACTGATTTGAGGTTACTTGCTTAGTAAAACGCATTATTGTTTTACTTAGTAAAATACATTATTGTTTTACTTAGTAAAATACATTATTGTTTTACTTAGTAAAATACATTATTGTTTTACTTAGTAAAATACATTATTGTTTTACTTGCTTAGTAAAACGCTTATTACTCCCGCAATGACCGGCAAAGAGGCTCCTAATGCTCCCCATAGCCCTGATTTGACCTGAATGATATTGAGTTCGTGTTTCAGATCAGAGATTGCCTTGAGTAACTCTTTGGGATCGCCCAACACCTTAACAAAATCTTCTAGTTTCGTAATTCGACTTCTTAAATCATTATAATCTACCGATGATTTAGACCTGGTATCGTCAATGCGCTTTAGAATGTCTCCTATTCTATCGGTAACATCCTTTAGGTCATCTCCCCACTTATCTTTGTCGTGAATTATCTGTTGGTTGATAAGCGATAGCCCATTTTTGACATTTGTTATATCATCACAGGCATTATCGAGTTTACTACTCAACCTTTCAAGTTCTTGCAGCACCAACCTACGATACTCTACCCAGTTGTCAGGCACTTTTGTCTCCTTTGATGATTAAACAGCGATAGCCTGACTCATCAACCTGGTTATTATCACACCGATATAATTCCCCATATTGAAGAAAATAACCAAGTAACAGTCTCCTTCAAGATGTGTTTCTTTTATGATAACATCTTCTTTTATTCCTGTTTTTATGATTCTTTTAATTTCTTCTTCTTCTAATGCTTTTTGTCCTAGCGAATTGGAGACTACCAGTTTTTCGCCCTCCAACACTGCTGTCCCTATTCTTGGAGAGTGAAAGAACTCCTCTATAACGGGAGTTTCCTCGTTCAATTTCTCAGTGATTTCCCTGAGTTGTTGGAGGCTCATTTTAAAGCGCCTCACTCAATTCTACAAACAATTCCATCAATATAGGAGGAACTTGAACCCGTATCTCTCCCTGGGGAGTGATGCGCTTCGATAGGTCGAAACTCTCGACCAGAACTTTCAATTGTTTCAAAACTTCATTGTCTATGCTGAATTCCTCATCGGGGAGTTCCCGCAGGGCTGTCCAAGAGATAATCTCCCCCATTACCGCTTTGATCTCTTCGTTCACTGTTCCTATTCTGAGATCGTGCATTAAACTTCTGACCATTTTAGCAATGTAAAGCGGCGTGCTGTCCAGATTTGAAACGATGTAAAGAATCAGTTTTCTATCCGCCGGACTGAGCCTGACCTGTGTTATCATTACCCCCTCCGCTTGATGGTTCTTAAAACATTATATCACAAATCAAGGGCAACCACAACCCAATAAGGGGTTCTCTTGTAAGCGATGGCCTTACAGTGGGCGATGGCCTTACGGGAATAGTAGGAATAGTGGGAACCAGAGTTGGCGTGTTCGTAAGAGTTGGCGTGTTCGTAAGAGTTGGCGTGCTTGTTGAAATAATCGTAGAAGTTGATGTGGGTGTAAGAGTGGGAGTTTTAGTCAATGTACAAGTCGGCGTGGGAGTCAAGGTACAAGTTCTGGTAGAAGTGCGAGTTGGAGTACAAGTTCTGGTAGGAGTCGGCGTTAGTGTAAACGTACAGGTCGGTGTGGGAGTGGGCTTCTCATCCTCTACGATCTCTACCAGGTGAACACAACCCCCCTTGATGTAAACGACTCGATTAGAGATGTCATATAACTTTATAGTGTGTGTGTACCAACTCCCTACCGATACTTCTCTAAATTGATCTATAATATCAGGATTTCCGGTGCTCCATCCAATAGATAGGGCCTCCGTTCCAATATCTTTCCCAATGCTATACTTCTTGGCGACAATCCTAAGCTCGTAAGCCTCCCGATTGAAACCCGTAAAATCTATTTTACAATAATCATCAAAGTAACGGTATTGCCTATCTCTCCAATCTATATAAACCGAATGGGTAACAACCTGTCCCCCCTCAACGCTCATAAAGTAATCAAAGTTTCCCACCCAATCCGACAATCCTTTGGTAATTCCTCCTGATGACCAGGTAACTTTGGGATATTCCATGTCTCTCATTACCGACCAAACCGAAGGGGTATTTTCAATCGTTTTTCCTAGATGAGCTTCAATCCAATCCATGAATTCTATAGGAACTTTATCAAAATACTCTTTATGAAGGTCAATCGCTACAGGTTGGAATTGACTCATAGCATATAAGGAGAACATCATCCCCGATAGATCGGGAAGTCCGGTAGCTGATTCAATCCATACGGTTCCCCTGTATTTGTCGAGTTGATCCCAGGAACCCGCAAATCCGCCGTATCCCGTTGCTGAATCTAGCGATGGCCCTCCCCCCGAATGCTTGATAAAGACTCCCTTTGAAAAGGCATAGTCTGCTCTGACGTTTCTTTGATCCCCTCCGGTGGCGTTGTTCAAAAACACGTTCGTATTAGGAAAGTATTGTGCGTAGGCGTCTATCACCTTATAAACAAACTTATTAAAAGAACTACTCAATCCTGGCCGTTGCTGATCCATAATGACCGTTGACCAGTTCATGTTAGCATCCTTAGTAGGTTGTGTTTCTCCATCTAGACCTATGCACGCTACTACGGAGATTAAAACGTTATTACCATTGTACCTGTTCCCAAAGTTCTTGATAAAGTTGATATATCTGCTTTGGAATTCGGAATTATCATAGGGAGGGATGAAACAGGTTTTACTACCAGATGTCAAAATATATCCATCGGGATAATCCTCCGGTAGATAATCTGTGAAGTAATTATTTCCTACTATATCCGAGACGTAAAAGATGATATTTAGTTGGAACGGAATGCCTCTAGTTATTAAATTATCTATCGGCGTCCAATTGTAAACCCCCTTACCGAGTTCAATCTTGTTGAGGGGGAACCAGGTAACTCCCAATTCTCCTTTTACTTCACCGAACATCTGCGCGGCAACATGAGGAATCTCCGGTTTGCTTTTAGTCTCTATTTTAGAGACAGAGCATCCTACCAAAAAAATAGTAAATAGAATCCTTACCAGCTTACTTACCCTACCCATTGTTTCTCCTTGATTATGAGAACGAGATCAATTCCGCCTCGTCTTTTGCTATAGCGTCTGCCTGTTTTGCTAATTCACTGCCCCTCATTCGTCGTACCGCTTCTCGAATGTAAGCGATCAGCACGGTTTTAACTACTTGCTTAGGAGTCATTTCGATAGTCATTTCCGAAGAAACCTGTCCCCTCAAGGCTTTATAAACTAATTCATCGTATTCATCGGGTATAGAGATCGTTACTTGTGACATTTAACTCCTTTAAGAATTACTTGGAGTCAAAAAGTGATTCATGTCATCACATCCACTCACTCCTCTTAAATTCCAAAGAATATGATTATAAGTAGAATCCCAACTTGCAAAAGTGGCTTTCATCTCTATTGTTAACAGGGTAGAGGTTGCCCCCGTTTTCACTTGACAGGTGAAGGTCACTCCCGTAGAGGCATCATTGATGAGAGTCAATGCGGCTGTAATCGCTCCGGTGGATTGCTGAGAGACACATAACCAGTACCGTTGAAATTGATACCTAGCTGCACCAGATGTATTTCTTCCCATGAAGGTTACAAACAAGTCGCCATTAAAGGTGGCGTACCTTTGCGATCCTGATGTAGCACTGGGAATAGTAAAGTTTATCGCATCGAACAAAGTATCATCGGACTGGCTGTATTTAAACCCAAAAAGTGTAAACTTCTTATAATATCCTGAGAAATACTCTACTGTATTTGGTGGAAGCTGAACACTGCTGCCACCTATTTTCACCAGGTCGTCTGATGCGTCCGCAAAGATCAGGTCTATCGTGTCTCCCTTGACAGTAAAATCCCCCGTAGAGAGACCCCCGTTGTTGATGATGGTTCCGGTTGGCCCAATCCTGAGCCTTTCAGTCATCGTCGCCGCGCCGTCTGCGTTTCCGGCGTCGGATGTAAAAAAGTCAATTAAACCATTATTTTCATCAATGGTTATCAATCCGCCATAATCAGCAGAGCTTCCCTTGCCGAATCGCCAGGAGGAGTTCCCGTAATAGATGTTCAAACCCACAAAGGCTTTATTGTGTCCTAAGTAGATAGGATAGGTCTCTCCTATCTTGGCTCCTGTGGTTTCAAGAGTCGTTCCAATGTCGAGCGGAAATACGGGGGCCGTATTTCTAATTCCTACCGATTCTGTACCCCCATCTACAAAGAGTAGGTTTGCATCGGTGTCTCCCTCAACTCTAAAGTTATAGTTCCCCCCATCTTCATTGATAACTACTTCATTATCCGGTGCGCCGCCTGGGTACAACTTAATAGACCCATTATTGGCGATCTCGGAACATCCGGCTATAGCCGATATGCTGAACGTTCCATCATTAGCTACACTAGCAAGGTTTAGACCATCAGAATCTTGCCATTCTTGTAGATTTGCAGATTGACCGATGCTTCCCTTTACAGTTAATGGAATTATAGAGCTTCCCGATGAAATAAACTCTGTTTCCCCTATAAATGTGGCGCTTCCCGATGTAACCATAAAACTATCAGTTGTGACCATAAAACTATCAACCGTAGCCTCGAATTCGCCTATATCAACACTAAGCGAATCGAAGTTTTGGTTTACGAATAAGTCTGATTCGTTCTGTATTATAGGAATTTCCACTAATTTTGGAGTCAATCCTTCAAATACTAAGTATTTATATAATCCTTCTATTGGAGTTAAAAATGTCCATTTATTACCTATTATTTCGCTTTCGTTATAATACATTATGGAACCGTTCGATGGCCCCGTGTCCACGTCGCTATGATCTGATGAAGAAGTCAGGGAATGCGCTCTGGCGTGATGGGGACTAGAGTTCCCTATACCGATGTGTCCAGCCGGAGTCAGGATGTCTATAATCGAAAGTTCCTGTCCGATCAGGCTGATTCCCGATCCTGATGTGGGGCTGATCGTTACCGGAGCATGGTGAGGGCTGGAATTTCCCAAAGCAGTATGATCTGCTTCTGTAAAGAGATCGTCAAGACCCAATGTTCCCAGGGCTTCTTCTACGGTAGAGCCTCCGGTATGATAACCCCCTATGAAGTCGTGGGTTCCTATGCCTCCCGATCCAACATCTTCCCAGGTGATGCCGTCGTGACTGAACTGCACTTTATTATTCAAGTAACGGAACCCAGGGAGATTGGCCTGGTCGAAAACGAAACTGCCGGAGGTTATAATGTTATTACCTGTTACCGAGCCAGAGGTAAGTAAGTTTTCGACAGCGTTTGTCCAGTCTATATGCCTATTGGCTTCGTAATTGGTCAGTTGGTTATGGTCGAAATCCGAATTTGTATAAGAAGGAGTAAAGTAGAAGGCATTCTCCCCCTCATTGTAAGTGACTTCAAAATGCGCCCCGCTCCCCAATTGAATATGTCCGGTGCGTTGAGCCTGCCCTACTAAGGCTAGAGACAGAACCCCCGACCCGCTGGTCTCCAAGTCAGCCAGTCGTTGACGAATATGATTCATATTATCCAATAAAGAGGAGGAGCCGGAGGTGGCTTCCATTTCAATGGTATCATAGCCTATATAATCTTGGGAGAGTTGCCCCAACACTCCCCCCAATGGAGAGAGGGACATAGGAGCTAGTTTTCCTCTTTTGATGGCCTGATCTACATAATTAGTCATTTCTGCAATGAAGCTGTTTCCAAGCGGCATGTTGCTCCTTACGGTTCTAACCAGGTGATGTCTAATTTGGCCCCGTCCGTATGGACTCCCTTTCTTACTTTGTGGAATCCGTATTCATTTCCTTCTTCCCCGATGTAATCTCCTGCTACGATTAGCCCGATAGAGCAGCCGGAAGTCCAGGTATCCTGGCTAACGATCTCTTGAATGACACAGTACAGGTCGTCGGATTGAATCCAACTTCCTGAACTCGATGAACCGGAAGTTAATAGGGCGCTCCCCGATGTTAGGGGATACACGTTCGCTGGCATACTCCCCGTAGTAAATCCTGACGGAAATAGGTTCGGATTAGGGCTGGCCTTTACGCTGCATTTGATGCTGTAGGCCGCTTCCATCGAGTAGAGCCTTAACCTTGCCTCTTGAATGACCGAATCCCTGGCAACATCCACATCTCTAAAGATAAATCCGGTAACATACTCTGTATCCTCATGCCTTCCTATCAACAAGTAGCTCAGGTCGAGCAAGTCTATTTCGATGAGAACCGATGAGATTTCCGCCTGCCTCGAATCGGTGTCTATCTCCATCAACACCGATGAGATCAGGGTTTCTCTAGAATCTATGTCTATTTCTAATAGGACTGATGAAATCCTGGTTTCCATACTTTGCCTTGTTTAATCTGTATACTTTTTAATTTCCAATTACCCTATCTTGGGGCCGAATTGTAAACCAGGAAAATCGTGAATATCCCAATCCTCTCCCGTACAAGGGTTCTTGTCTAGGTTCTGAACGTATCCTAGAAATCCCTGCGTCGTTACCGTAATTGGGCTGCCCGACGATGCTTCTAATCCCCCCGATCCAGAAGTGAAGAAATGGGGATACACCACGGCGTTTCCAGAAGCAGCGTTCCTTGCAACAATGTGAAACGCTACCGAGTTGACGATTCCCTCTGTCACTGAGGGGCTGCCGCTGGTATATAAGTCTTTCTCTGCATTAGCCATATTGAAAACGTAATCTGTATCCGCAGTAGGAATCTCGTCAACTACTTGCCAGTTGGCGTCTCGCGTTTCTCCCCCAGGGTAAGCTCTAGACAGTTCTTCTCGGTTGCCTTCTCCGTTGGGAACTGCGCTGATGATTCCGCCCAGGCCAGGCCAGGAATTATTATTGTCTCCACCAGTGTCGTTGATGGCGATGTCGTCGAGGTAAAAGTAATGATAGACGTTATTCGTTACCCCTTTTCCTCCCCACATAAACCAGAATGGTTCGACTGGATTTCCAGTTTCGTTGTCTATTCCGCTTACATACGCCTCTCTTACTCCATCTACTAAAACTTCTATTTCGCCGTTACCAGTTCCATTCTTCCAGTGTATCTCCCAACAATAATACTGCGTAGTGTAGCAGTATTTTTGTCCTATCTGATACCAGTCCGTACCGTTATATAGGTATTCTATATTGATATTATTATCATCAATCGGTCTGAGTCTAAAAACAACATCAGTTCCAACCCCAGGGATACTAGATTTGAATATCTCAAATATATTGGTAAGATCACCAGCAGATGATCTTACTGCTATTTTCAGTCCAAACCTTACATAAAACTCGTCTATATCAAATAATTGATTTGCATACATATTACTATAATAATATGTTGGAGCAGAATACCATCTGCTTTCCCATGCCCTTGTTCCGGTTCTAATGTTTCCTGGCTGCGTTGTTCCGGCAATTCTGCCCATGTAACTTGTTAATTTTGTTAAATTATATATTCTTAATCCTTCTATCACTGGACTTGGATTAGTTGCTAATAACTCAAATCCGCATGTATAACGTCTACTCATTTTTACCCTACCGTTTCACTATAGTCATTATCAACATTCCTAGTAATTTCAAAGGTTTTGGTTCTAGGAGTCCTTCCCGTCCAGCCCCATACCACCTGACACCGATTATCGAGTTCCATTTCTTGATAGGTTTCTCTACCGTAAACCGACTGTTTGAGATTGGTCACAATGCCGAGATAACCATTGGTTGAAACCGTATCTCCTAGAGAGACAATCTGATCTCCCACCGAAGTGATGCTTTTAACATACAACAATCTGCTGTAGAAATCAAGCGCCTTGTAAGCGATCTCATCAACCTTATCCTGAGTATCGTACTGTGGGTTGATGATGATGCCTCTTTGAATGTGGTTATTAGGGTCTAAAACGCTATTGACTCTTGTTTTTTTAGCATAGAGCCTGTTTCCCGTAGGACTCATTCCCACCACGACCATTTGATTCCTGATCCAATCGCTCGACTTATAAGTTCCTAGCTCGGTGGGATAAGTCAATGTTTTAGGAGTCCCTAGCGTTAAGGGGAGGTAAAGAGCCTTCCAGTTATCGTCTGATTTAAGGTATCGCTCTCCACTTTGAGAGAGAAGGTGTTGCATGATGGCCTGGCCGGAATATCCGGCAAAGTTACTTCCCGCCTTAACGTCGTATCCGATTTCTTCCGGTATGGTACTATTCATTCCGACCAAAGTTAAAAGGTTATAAGCTACCACCGCCACATCGGTATCTTCTTCAATGAGATATTCGTCGTCAAAGAAGTAATCTAATAGCGGAGACATATCGGAACAGGTTACGATGATCGGTTGCTCTTTCTTTTGTACGCTGACTGTCATTACCCAACCGCTATACTTCAAGGCTCCCAATTCAAAATACGCTTTACAGCCTGGCAAGATCGTATTGGGGTAGTTAGGAGTAAGGCGGAAGGTTCCCGATGTCCCCAACGCACAGGCGCTACCGTCTTTTACAAAAGTTATTAAGTATGAGGTTACGTCAACCGAGTTGATAATTGCTATCATTAGACCGTTCTTCTCAATGTCAGGTTGGTAAGCAACCCATCTTTGGAGACTGTCTTTTTAGTTTCATAGACTAACCAATCTCCTTCGCAGTTTCCCCCAGAGATCGTGACTCCTTCTCCTGCAAAAATATCTTCTCCTCCTACCATTTTCACATTAGCTGTTTGCACCAAAGACTTATAAGCATTCAAGTTGTAAGTGGCTATATCCTCAGCAGTTGCTTGATCTGGTATGATGCCGCTACTAATGAGTCCTGTCTTAGTCCAATCCAACGGACTCGCTCCATCCACCTTTTCCGACCTAATGCTATTAGAGGCCCCTATAACAATCATGCGATTGATCGTTTCGTCACAGGTCGTTACTAAATTGTCTAATACGATCTCAGAGGTCATTACAATCGTATGACTGGTAGGGCTTGGAACCGAAAGTGAGTCGGCAGTCAAATGAATGATTCCGTCAGGGTCAGCGTAAATTCTCCATAAGGGGAGCCTAATGATTTCCCCTGCCGCATCCCATACCGAAAGGCACGAAAAGGGATAATTGGGAAACAAAGTGTATCCTATAGTAGTAGGAGATACGGTCAGTCCGGCGATGGTCAGTAGATTCTCAACATTGACTCCGGCGTCATCCGCTACAGTTTTGTATTCAGGAGAGCCGTCCTCCTGGGGGGCTAAGAAGTAATCAACGGCTCTCCTCAGTGTGTCCCTGCCATTGACCGTTGTGATTCCATCTCTGCGGGTTACTTCCACGGAATCTATAAAACCAGTAATTTGTTTTACCAGGGTTCCTATACCAAGAGAAACAACAGCAGCAGCGCCAGGGAGGGCCGTTACTGTTTGTTTGGTCTTAACAGTAAAAGTGGCGCTGGCGCTTTTCATATTATGGGTGCAAGTCACTTCTTGTACATCGCTGGCAAAGGACGCATATCCCTTGATGGTGTTCACCTACAACACTCCTATTTATACTTTTGTATTATGGGGTGTTATCTATAACACCTAAACCTTTATAAGTTGCACGCCCACCAGGGACAAAAAGGAAAGATTAAGAGCGAAAACTAATTTCCCTGTTACATTGATGATAACGACGTTTTCACCGTTGTATTGTACCGTAGTTCCTAGTTGTGATGCTGATAACAGGGTGTCGTAATTCGCCTGGCTCGTTACATAACCACTTACGCTCCTGGTATGAGAGGGGCAACCGGAGTATTGCAAGACAGACGCTACCGCCTCAATGGGAGTAAAGGGCGTTACGTCCGGTTTTGCTTGCCAGAGCGAGTCGTCTTGGACGTAAAACCCCACTCCCGCTAAACTGTTTACGCTGGCGTTCCAGGCCATCTTTTGTCCTCCAAATCACAGTGTATTATAAGATTATAATACGCCGCCAACCACCGACGCGCTGTGGCTTCCATAGTTGCCGCCCGATCTGATATTCTTTATAAGACTGTTTCCATCTACTACTGCTACTGCTTCTCCAACCTTTTCGCCATCTAACATAACCGGAATGGTAATGGTAAGCTGAGAAGATTCGGAAGTTACTTCTTTAGTTGTTTTATTAACCTCTTTGCTTCCGGTAGCAACATAGGGGTTGTAAGATAATAAGGTGCTTTTTTCCGACTCTAAAATCTGACTTACCTTTTGGGCGTCGCTGGCAGATTGCCTCTCTCCCTTGCTAATCATGGGGAGTTCTATAGCTTTTTCCTGCATCTTTGTTCCAGCAACGTAATCGCCCTCCTCTATCATCTTTATTTGTTCATTAGATTTTCTGCCAATTAGTTCTGCAACCGCATTTTCTTCTGGCGAGACCGTCCTAAAGGTATCTGCTGCCGCTTCCTTGACTTGAGATGCGCCGGTGAAAATAGATTCTATTGGAACCCAACCCGTAGGAATGTTCCAGACCCCGCGCATCTTAGTGTTTTCTGCGATCTCAGCGGTGGCTAACTCGATGGCTTCCGTCGTGCCGACGATAGATTCTATTTTGGTATCTATTCCTCTTTGAACCAAGATGTTCTTTTCGACCTGGTTTTCTTGTGAAAAGCCCTGATCCTCAAGTTTCTTTTGCCATTCCAAGACGGCCTCGGTAAGTTGATCGGCCTCTGGGCCGGTCATTTTAGTGGTAGAAAGCATATCTAAGGTACGGTAAGATTCCGGTATTCCAAGTCCGGCTGCTTTGGCCGTAGTTCCCTCTGGAAGTCCGGCAAGCTCATCCTGAGCGTTAGCAACTCTTAAAGCAACCTCTCTGGATAACTCGACGCCGCTAAGATCGGTTTCTTTTTTCACCATTCTAAATAATCTATAGGTTGGGTCTTGTGATTTTCCACCAAATACATTCTTTATTCCTAATTTATCTACTAATTCTTTGTCATTTTCTAATTGCGATTCTATGTCTTTTCCAATATACGAACGTTCTCTCCATGTATCGTAGAATTTTCTCCATACATTTATACCTCTGCCTGGGTCTGCGATATAATTTTGGTAAGCAGACTGAGTTCTTTGATACTGATACCCCACATCTTTGCTGAGGGATTTCATCAACTCACCCATCGAGCCGCCTGCTTCTTGAGAAGCGGTCATTCTCGATTGATTGATTTCTTCAAAATTCTCAAAGAAAGCCGCCACATCAGAAGAATATCTCGGCCCACCGATACCTGTAGCGATGGCTCGCCTTTGAGCATCAGAGATGTCGGTTTGCCATACTTTAGACGCTTCGGTGATGACATCCCAAGAAGATTTCTCTTTGCCGTCCGCTGTTACGCCAATGCCAACAGAAGCTAACAAAGACTTTCCGGTGGTGCTATACATGACTCTGGACATCTGTGTGAGCATGGCAGCAATGCTGGTTCCGGTTCTAGTAGAAACCTCTGAGATGCCAGAGATAACGGCAAAGGACTCCTCTAAATTGAGGCCCATCATTTTGGTAGCCGATCCAGACCTTGCCAGAGCATCGGTTAGTGAATCTATAGAGTCTGTTGAGTTCTTATAAGCGTAAGCAATAACGTCAACGATCTTTTGTGTTTCGCCTGCTTCAACGTTGTATTGTTTTTGGAGGGTGATGAGCATTTCCATTGTATCGCTCATCTCTTCGCCCGACAATACCGATACCTGGGCGGCCCCTTGCATCAATTCTCTTTGTTCTTGGTATTTTCCAGTTGCAGAACGAGTGGCGATGAGTTGCGCTTCACCCGCCTCAGCAGGCCCCACGCCATAGGTATAAGCCCTCAGCATTTCGGCCTGCATATACCGATTGGTGCTTGCTTCGGGAAGGTCGGTTACAAAGTTGATGCGCGCCGCAACGCCGCTCCATTTTTCGGCTTCTGTAGTAGCGTTCCCCACAAAGTTTTGAATAGCATTCATTAGGCCGGAGAGAGCCATGTAAATCATGGTTCCTTCGGCAAAGAACGCGGCGTGGCGCATCGAGCCGCCCAGAGAGAACGGGCCGCCCTTTAAGCCCATCCCGCCAGGCCCGTAAGCAGGATTGGCGTTGTTGGCGTAAAGTCCGGTCATCAAGCCAGGTTGCCCGCCTGGGGCTGCGGCTTGCGCTGCGCCTGGGGTTTCAGCCTGTGTTCCTGGCGCGCTAAAAGAAACTTGTCCAGACTGTTGCCCAGGTTGTTGTCCATACAAAATACCGTATATTTGTTCTGTGGCTATATTTCTTGCTTGTTCAAATGGTATGCCAGCGCCAAGCAGTTTATTAACCGTATTTTGTACGGAACTCTCTAAGAAACTGGTATAAGCTCTCCTGGAAAGTTCGGTAGCGATTCTTTCAGCATTTGCCCGCTGTGAAGCAACCATGCTTCTAGCAGCAGAATCAGCCAGTTCTTGTTTGAATCCCCTAACTCCGGCTCCAACTGCGCGCCCAAATTTGCTTTGTCGGAGGGAAAGTAACCCCATTTGGGGGGCGTCCATTATATCTAGTGCAGCGCCAGCAGCTTTTCCGCCAAATCCAGGCTGTAAAGAACGGTCAGCCAGATCGCCCTGCCATTTATCCCACATACCATCTGGCGGAACCTGTCCGAATGTCCAGGGGCTTGTCATCAACCCCTTGAGTGGGCCTCTGTAAATGCTGGTGGTGAGTTGGCTGAGAAGCCCTTGTCTGCCAGGGGCCTTAGTATATTGCCCTAGATTAACAGCAGGCTCCTGTAATGGGGATGTGGGGTAGAGCATTTCTTCGGGACGCGCCCCGCCCACTCTTTGAGCCGCTATACCTAAAATGTTTTGGGTTAGTCCGAGACGCTTGTAAATATCGGGTTGCTGTAAGGCTTCCATTGCGGGCGTGAAAGCAATTCGTCTATTATAACGATCAATGGCGCGGTTGCCATATCCGCCCGCCTGACGAACAAGCGCCCGTTGCTGTTCTTCTCTTTTTATTATTTCTTGAGATTCTAACCAGTGCTTAGATTGTTCCTCCCAAGATACTTCTTTGTATTTTCCTTCAAATCTACTGACATCAATGCCCTTAGATTTTAAGAGTTCCAAAATGTCAGGCCCAAGTTCCTGTTTTCCTGGGCCGCCTTGAATTCCGAGGGCATGGGCTAATTCGTGGCGCAGGGTAATATCGGTAGCTCCTACCCTATAAGATAGGCCAGCTTCCTTTGAAACTTCTCTTGCAAAGTTTATCCCGATGCCTTTTTGCCTTGTTCCAATCGAGTATATACCGCCCTTTGCGAGCGCGTCTGCTGCCCTTTCTCTACCATATTCTCTAAGTATAGATTGGTATTGATCTTTTGTTGTTACCGGAGTCCTAATTGATTCACTAAATCTTATATTTCTTAGCTCTTTTGTCTGAGCTATAATATCATTAGGTATTAACTTCAGTAATTCTTCTGTTTCTTTTCTTTGCTCATTAGTTAGAAACGGAAGAGAAGTAATTGATTTACGAATAGAACCTGCAATTTGCGTTTCCATTGCAGTTTTAGCGCCCATTAAGCCGCCAAGTTCTTCTCGTATGCTCTTCAATCCAGGCATACCCGCTACGCGCCTGGCCCCCCTGCCGGTTCCAAGTGGAACCTGGGGCGCTCCCGCCCCGCCCTTGTACATACCGTATTCTTTTTCATAAGCAGAGATAAGGGTTTTCTGTTCGGGGGTTGCTTCCCATTCTCCCGAAATGCCTCTGGTTTGGGAAGTAAGAGCCTGAGTCTCAGCAAGTCTCTGATATTGAGCGGCCCTGCTAGAAAGAACTCCAAATCCGCCCTCCGGCGCATATCTTGTAGGTTCTGTAACTCGCGTTGCTTCTCCTGGTAGTATCGGCTCTTTTTCTCTACCAGCAGTTTTTACACCCCTTAACTCATGGAGTCTTTCGGCTCTGTATTTCCCGCGAGCGAGCCTTGCTGCTATTTCTCTTTCTTTCTCTATTATAGAGTCAACATATTGTTTTGTTATTGTAGTATCAACGGTTTCTGTTATATCTTGTATATCTTTTGAAGATATATCAACTATCTTTTTAAGCTCAGGTTCTATTTTTGCTATGACATCAGTGAGTTCTGTTTTTTCTCCACCAGTAGTCATTCGTTCAAGATTTCTGAGGAGCGAACCGGCTCCTGTTTTGATAGAGCCTCTGCCCTTTGCTACGTTGGCTTCAAGAGAAAGAACGTCTAGTCCTTGCTCTCCGCCGGAAAAGAATTGATTGAATAAATCCCCTTGCTTGACTCCCCCACCAGAAGAAGCGATAGAAAGGGAACCAAGCCTTCTTGCTATGATTTCGGAAGTTCGTGTGTCTTGTATTTTTCCGGGAACAACCATTTCCCTGAAAATCTTTAGGAGTTGCGGATTATTAAGGTTTCCTAGTTCGGCTTGTTGTCCAAAAGGAGCCGCGATGCCGAGCATCCGTTGCTGTTCAACATCGCTGCCCATAGACATAGAACGCATCCATTCTTCCGGTAAGAAGGAAGCATTCCACATGCCTCTGAGAGTTGATTTCTTTATGGCCCCGCCATATCTATTCTCTATGGCGTCGTAATTTATTCTTGTTCTTTCTGTTCCTATTTGTTCTGATGTATTACGAATATTAGCCATTCTCTTTGACATCTCGTATGGAGAATAGCTCTTGACGTTTACGTTCTCTAATTCAGAGAGAAGCCTGGCCTCATCGTACTGCATGTTTTCGTAAACACGCGCCGAAATACCGGAAAACAACGGTTCTCCGGTAGCTCCCTTTGCTCGTTTAGCAGCTTCTAAGCGGTGATGACCGGAGAGTAGGACGTTCTCTGTTTCTCCGGTTTGTTGACTTTTGGTTCTCCATACGGCTATTTCGGTTAGCTGCTTCAAATCCCCCGCTTCAAGGGATTTCTGAATTTCAGCTACGCGGGATTCGTTGAGGGCTTCTCGCATTTGAAAGTCACTGGTTCTAGTTTTGATTTGCGAGAAAGGAAGCGGCTCTACGCTGTATGGCCCGCGAGCAATGCCAGGGGCAGAAAAACGGGTAAACCCTTCTTCTTCAAGTGTTCGTTTTAGATTTTCTACTTGTTCTTTTGTTGCAAACTTTCCTCCACTCGAACGGTACACGCCAGGTTTTACGAAATTTAGTCCAAGTTCACTAGCAACTTGTTTCCTGGTTCTTGTTGGGCGACTCCTTCTTTCGCTTTGTGTTGTTATTTCTTCAAATGGATCAACGATGTATTCTTGTTCTCTTGAAGTCGTTGGCTCCCAATCGTAACCTCCGCCAGAAATGGGCGCTCCGCCTGTTTGTTCGTATCGGATCGGGACAACGATACCGCTGCCAACAGCAGACTGCATGGCGCTGAGTGCATTTTGAAGCGATTGTAAATCCGCTTGGGCATATATGTTTAGCGTTATTTTGTACTTAGCTGCTTCCTGATGCAGCTTCATTATTTCTTGTGTTACAATTCCTGTATCAGCAACGACTCCTATGGGTATTGATATTTTCTGAGTTTTAAGTTGATCTAATAGGACTTGTATTTCAGCTATTCCGGCTTTAACGCCCTCTGCGTTAAGCGTTATATTTACAGGTATCTTCTTTATTGATGACAATTGCGTCTTTATTTCAGAAATGCCGGAGGTGATGGCGCTAATATCTAGAGTAGGTTTAATGGGAGTTGCTAAAGCCGTTTGGACAGCAAGGACACCCTCTTTCAAGTTTCCGAGTTGAGCTAAGGCTTCGGAGATGTCGAGGGTGATTGAGTTTCTATAATTCTGTGTAGTATCAGGCATGTTATTTTCCTTTTCTGTCTTGATACCAACGTTCTAGTCCTGGCCCATCGAACCACAATATCTTGGGAGCTACTTTCTTTTCGGGGTCATAAGCAGCATTCTGATGGATGGCTTTAACAGTGCTATACATAGAAAGCGCCCTAATCCAGTGGTAGGGCGCGTTTAGTATTGTGATTCCTTCTTTCAGGGGGACTCCATGCTCGAAAGCCATGAACGAGCCTATTAAGTCCCCGTCTCGAAAAAATCTTCGATATGCCAGGGGTCAACCCCGCTTACCGTATTGTATGCTTCCAATATATTCTGTTTTACGGCTGAACCTAACTTCCTTACATCGTCTATTGATTTGAATAGTCTTTTTCCATTTGCTTCGCATGAGTACAAAACAGTTTGATCTTCGTATTCTTTGTAGTATGCAGTTCTCGACTGAGCATCAATGATCGCCGCAACCACTTCGCTAGTAATGTACTGATCGTCTTTTTCTAATAACATTTTAAGATAGGCTTCTACATCAAGCAAGGCCCCTTGTTCGACCTCTTGAAGCCATGCCTTTTCAGCTTCGATGCGGCGCTCCTCTACTTCGGCGCGCTCTTGAATGGTAGCGTCGTCAGGAAGTACAACGATCTCTGGTCGGCTGGATTCCCTTCGCAATACTAAGAACTCGGACTGCTTTAGAATCCTCAGTGAATCAAGGTTATCTTCTCTGGTATTGGTATGGTATCTCTCTATGGTTTCTTTGTAACCCACACTATTGCTATCGCCTAGTTCTAAAGCCCTGTTTCGAGCGGCAATAGATGCAGCCTTAGAACGAGCCTGAACTTCGTAATCAGAGAGTGTGCGAACGTTGATTATTCTCTTATTTGGAAGAACAAATTCTATTGTTACTCGAAAGAAATCATCCAATGTCGGCCTAGCCATCTTGTTACCCTCTCCATTTTTTAATAGGGGGGCGCTTGCCAGACGCCCCCTGACCATAGGTGTTTTTCAACACCCCCAACAGCGCGAGAAATACTGACGACTTAGGAGATTACCAGGCTTCCGGTTTTGGCCATGTAGCTGTACCGTTGCGTAGCCCAACCGCGAACATTGCCCGCCGTGGGCTGTCCGGTGCTGATGCAGTCGGCAATCGTCAGCGTCTTGACCCCACCCACCAGGACAACGATGTCAACCGGAGAAGCAGGATCAGAGTTCCACAGGGTAGGCTGACTTGCCACGTCCGAGTGGAAAATCTCGATCTCAACCGTGACCGTAGGAGGATCATAGGCATATCCAACGGGATCAGCGTTGTGAAGTTCGTTGACTCTTGCCCTATTCAGGGTGGCTTGAACCGTGACCCGCTGGGCGCGGAACACTTCATTGCTTCCCCCTGCGCCCACGTTTACTTCTACATCCTTACCGACATAGGCCGCAGCTAAGGCATCCAGGGCAGGAGTAGCTACCGAGCCAGAAGTCCATCCCGTACCTTCCAGTTCAAAGGTGCTTTGCATAGCCCCCGTACCGGCAGTAGCCACATATTCGATACGCATGACCTTTGCGCCCGAAATACCACCATAAGGCCCCTTAATAGTTACTCCGGCGGCTGCCGCATAATCGGATAGCGTCGGATTGGTGGTTCCCGACAGAGCATCTTCCAATTCCGTGTTGGCAATGGTGTTAGCTACGATCCGGCAAGTGTAATCAAAAACATCTTGAGTTACACCGACAGGGGTATCGCGCCCCATTTCCATAACGTTCTCGGTGGGGATATTTCGACCAAACTCCGCCGATTGAACGCGCTTTAGAAAGGTTCCCCCTACATCAATAGGACAATCCTTTCCACGATAGGCTATGGTATTAGTCATTTCTCTAACCTCCTAAGATACTATGAAATTGCTATCTAGCGATTCATACATATAACGATTCGTAATCCAACCCCGCACGCTGCCTGCTTTTGGTTCACCTGTTGTTATACATCTTTTTACAGTCAGGGACAAACCGCTAATTGTTACTACAATATCCTGCGCTGCTGATTCTAAGAGATATTGCGGACAAGCTCCTGGGTGTAAACACTCGATTTCTAATCTTACCGATTGCTTTCCAAGCGTCCAACCAACAGGAGTGGTAGTTCCAAATTCATAAATCAACTTAACTTCATTTCTGGCTGAGAGAGTCACTTTTTGTATGTGTGTTCCAACACTGGCGTTACACAGTGGATACATGATCGCGCCAGGGAGCGTTAGGTCAACAGCCGGAGTTGCAGTTAGGTTTGTCGTTACACCCTTTCCGATAAACTCTGCGTTCATCGTTGCCGGAGATTTTACATCACTTTCTAGTATTATTGATGATACTATGGCTCCTGTTATTCCATAGGCAAGACTTGCTATGGTAACTTCTGTTGGTGACACTCCGTATTCGGCAAAACTTGTTATTCCTAGCGCGCCAAGTATTCCCTGACCTACTTCGTTGATCGTCATTGATGCTGTGTAATCTAATGCTCGTGATATGATTCCAACTGGAACCGAGTTGTTTAATTCAGATACAACCTCCTCATTATTGGTCATAATGACGTTAAAAGACTGTGCTCTCTTAACGAATGTTGATCCTATAAACACTGGCGTGTTTGTTCCGCGATAGATAGTTACCATATTATTAGTTGTTTATCGTTATAATTGATAGAGTAACTACTTCTCTGTTACGCCACGATCCTTCAAAGTCATCATCGTCTTGGGGTATTACCCTTTGAGTTGTTTCGGCAATATCTATGTCTGCATTTTCTATGAATACTGGCGATCCACTAGTATAATCATAAACTGAAATGTTTTGTATAGTTCTTGGACTTGATAAATAACTTGCTATATCTGTTCTCTGCGCCCTAGATTTTCCATAAATGTGTATTTTCCCTTGCCAAGTTTTTCCTATGACGCTTCCCATCTCTATGGGTGTATTTTTTCCGTAATCTACTTCTACTCAATAAACGGTAGCGTTATTTCTGTTGGACTGATATGAGTATGAACCATCCACAACGGAGCCGATCCACTGGTAGGGACAACCTTGTTTCTAATATCATTCTCAGAAAGCACTTCAAAACCATATTGTAAACCAAGATCGGTTCTTTGCAGTTTATCCTTTATTTCTTCTTTGAATGATAGTAGAACATTATTTGCAATCAGCATATTTTATTTCTCTATGTTTTTCAGGTATGATTTGTTTAGAAATCCTATCCAGTACCTAACTATTGCATTGGTTCTTTTTGTGAGATTACTGAAATACTTTTGTCCCTTTACTCCGGCTAAACCGCCAGAGCCTACTTCTTGAACCCACCAGTAAGGAGCAACGTCTTGTTCTCCTCCGAACATTCCTTGCGATCTCATACCTTCTAGTGTTTCTTTTTGTAGCCTAGAAAGCCCCCACCAGGGGAGTAAAGCTACCCTTCCCCCTCCGTTTCCCTTTCTTTTTCTCTTTCTTTCTTCTTCGTCATCTATTCCAGATAATCTCCACCACTGTATAAATTCTTCTATAGTGTTTGGTGGCGGGTTCTTGTTGGGTTCTGGAAGCGATTCTTTGTTTCCCTGAGCAAACCAGTAAATCTCTCCGTTCTTTTGAACACCGGAATCGTCCTTGAACGCATTTTTTAGATATGGCGTTCCCCACAAGCCTACCGGAACCGCCTCATCCACTGCACTTGAGGCTCTTTGGGAGATCGTTTCCATAGTCGCCCTGGACTGTTCTTGCAGAGCAGCCATACACTCATCTATGTTATTTAGAAGTCCTGTTAGGGTTGTAGGCATCAATCGTTGACCTTAAGAAGTTTCCCATTATATCGAGAATCTTTTTTCTTATTTCAGGAGTAAGTAGGTCAAGTTCTTCAAAGATGCACAATATCTCTCGACAACAGCGGGCGTGAGAGATTCTTGCAATTTGTTCTGGTTCATTACTCTGTCTGTCTTGAACAGAGGACGGCAAGTTCATCTGCTTCCCCTAGACCGGCAGTGGATATAGATTTTATACCATATCTCTCACTACCTATAATAATATAACCACTTGTCTTTAGGTTGTTGAAATGAGTCCTATTGGTCATAGCGGTATAAAGGATAGCGTCTCCCGAATCAATGGTTCCAACAATACCAATAATGACATCGGTAAGGTTAGGCCATGAGATTCTACCATATATTATGCGCTTTGTCTTTATTTCTATTTTTCCAGTTCCATTGCACGTTGGACAATCTGGATTTTTTCCCGATTGGGTAAACTCGTCGAACCCGCACGTTGGACACGTTGTATAAGAAATGATAAAGGTATCTATCATCCTGTTTATCATTTTCATATCTACTCTTGCGGAGTATCTGTCCCTAGACGTTATCACGATATGTCCCCATCTTCTTGCCACATGAAGTTATTTTCATAGTCTTTTGATCGCGGGCTGCTGATGTATCCGCCAAGTGCGGAGTCCCCATAGATCGCTTCTTCTAGCTTAGAAGATAGATTCTTTAGTTCTGTTTGTTTTTGCTCTATTGCTAAAGCAGTGTTCTGGGGAATCTTTGACTTATCTACCGCTATTCCTCGATCTTCTCTATAGGAGAATCCGTAAGTGGTAGAAGTATGCAACCTGTTCTGTAAAATTATTAGTTCTACCGCGCACATCAAGGCCCTACGCGCCGGAAAACTATGAGAGAATACCGTTGAACCAATTACGGGGTCTTGAGTGCTAGAGTTTACGATATAAGCGTGATCTTCTTCTCCTGTTGCCTCGTTATAAAGTGAGCTTCCCGAACTCAGCAACCAGCCTTGTTGAAACTCAGATTCTAGCCTTTGGAATCCCTCGAATAGACTTTGTTTTACCTGGTCGGTTGAGAGATCAACTTGTGTGTAGCTCGCTACCGGCTGCGCTGCTGGCGGCGTGACCAATACGATACAGCCGGTGTCTATATCAACCTCATATGCAGATGGGTCAACAACAGAACCGGATGTATAAATTGATACAGTATTACTAGAAAGCAAGGGAGACATTGCGGTATAGAATACGACGTTGCTTCCGTCAACGTCCCCCACCAATGGCTCCCTTGATACTTTCTGTTTTCTGAATAAGAGACTTCTTCCTATGTCCCTAATACCATCAGCAAACAGATCATACATACATATCTCCTAGCGTGCTTACTAAAGGTTCTTTATATATTCTATTCTTGATTTTATGAAATCAATTACTTCTGGTCTGCATCTCATCCGTTCTTCTTGATACAGAACGTTTTGTAGGAATTTCAGATGATCCGTTTTAAGATATTCTTTATTTACAGTCCCCCTGTCGCCGCCTTCTCTCGGTTCTACCATAATGAGAGATTTGGCTATATCTCCCCAGGGGCCATTTACAATTTGATAAGCAGAATTTACCTGTGCTGTGTTATCTAGTTCTAATTCCGCAGGGATTTCTACTGTTTTTGGGCCAGGAGCACTATCTGAGCTATAAACTCTTATTTTTCCACTTTGAATGGCCCGTTGAAAAAAGGGGTCATCCAACCATAGGGACTTGATAACCAGCGGAATGTTGGGTTGAATTACAATGTCGGCTCGCCCTCCCAACATAGGGTCTGGATGGGGAAACGAGTGCATTTCCCCATCCAGCGTTTCACATATCAAGAATCGCTTTGTCATATCCACTTGTTCGGCGCTTTCCGTGATGGTGCTTTTTATTTGCGCCGTTTTGCCGCGTGGTCTGCCAACTGTCTTTTTAGTATCCTGATCCATTATTGATACCCTTTCCCATTACCTATTCTTATAACGTTATAGTTACGACGTAACTTCCAGACGATGCAAAGAGTAAGCATTGCCGATGTACCAAGCGTGCTCGGCGGTCTGCATGGTGTGAAGATCAAACTTCTTCACGATATTCACGTCGCTTCTGCTTTGCACACTGCCCCGAATCTGATGGTAGCCCAAGTTCTCAGGCGGGCCAGCAAAGTAGATGTAGTTCTGCGGAATAAAGGGATTGGTGTACCAATTCGCTCCACCATACGTTCCGATGAAGAACGTCCGCATCAACTCTTCAATGCGAGCATCGGGGAGTTTTTGGCTGAACACACCGCCCGTCCACCCCGACATATCAACGGCGCGGGCGCTGTTGAGAACAACGCGAGTCGGAGGATAACCCAGGCTGGTTTGGTACTTGATAACCGCGTCCACAGCGGCTTTAGTCATCGAGCCGCCCGCAACCGTAGAGGCGTGAGAGGTGGTTCCAACACAGGCCGCGTCAAGAATCGCTTTGGCGGCGGTATCAATCTTTCGAGCTAAGGCTTCGGTGGCGCGGCGCATCATGCGCTCAGATACGTTCCAACCGGCTTTGGCGAGCGTTTTCCAGGGAAGCTCGATGCCCGTATCCCAATCCTGAAAGTCGGGTCTCACGAACCCGATGCCAGGACGGGTGAACAACACCTCTCCATCCCCATGCGTCAACCACGCCATCACTACGATGTCCTCAGTGGGTAGCCTATTATCTTCTAGCTCGCCGTAAACAGCGTCCATGAAGAAGCCGCCCGTCCAAGAGACGTAAGGGATGGCTTGTTCGATAGGGGCAGTCATCGCAGCAGCGAGCAAGCGATGGTCTCCCATCGAGTCGCCGTTGTCCTCGAAAGCCCCCCGCGACAGTCTAGCGAGCAGGGCGTCAACTTGAGAATAGGCGTCAGAGGCGTTTACCTCTTGCCCTGCGTTGATGGTGAAGCGGTAGGACTTTGGATCGAACTGAATAACATCAGATAGTTTCACCTTTGACCTCCATAGTCTATTTCAATAATCTGTTCGGTATTTTTGTTTACAGAACTTACGCGAATGAATCAAAGTTGAATCGGATCAGGCTCAAATCCTGAGAGACACCAACGCCGCTTTGCGGTAGCCAGGTCGCTTTGGTCGCCAACGAGTGACCAAACTTGATGTTGCTGCCCGCCACCGTAGTGATCTTGCCAGAAGCGCCAGCATACAAGTCCGCATCGGCGGATGGGAGCGAGCCGCTGGTAAAGAAATCGGCAGATATGAGAGCGAGACCCGCCCCCATAACAACCGTGGCTTCTTCCCCGTCAGCGAATACTTTCGTCAAGGGGGTGTAAACCGCGTCCCTGGTTCCAAAGGCAAAGCCCGTCGCCTTTTGGGTTTCTTCGCACAACAGAATCTTGTCGCCATCACTATTCAGTTTGACCAATAGGCCAGGTTGAATTGTTGACCCGCTCGTTACGATCTCTTTACCAAAGCGGGTATGCGTCTGATCCAATACCTGAAAGATTGCAGTCATCTTTTGCTCCTTATCTCAAAGTAATCTTTGGACGATCATCACCACTCGTTACCGTTACTATCTGCTTGCGGGGTTGGTTCACTTCGGCGTTTTTTTGCTTGGCAGCTTCAACATAAACAGCAAACTGTTCATCAGTCATTGATGCAATTACTTTAGAAACTGTTTCATTTGGTTCTCCTCCTAGTTCAATACAACGCTTTAGCATTGTGTTATCGAACTTTGTATTATTTAGCTGTTCAGTTATTGATGCACTAGCTTCTGCAAGCTCTCTGTTTGTTGCTTCAAGTTTACTTACCTGATCTTTTAGTTTAGAAACCTCATCTGTTAGAGCTTGCTTCTCATCTTCAAGGGCTTGTTTTTCTGCAACCAGGGATTGCTTGACCTCTGCAAATTCGCTTGATCTTTTTTCCATATCAGAAGCCAAGTTAGACACTTGTTTCCTAAGCATTTCTGCTTCGTTTTCTATCTCTGCTTCTTCAAATACAGAGTTGTCATCAACGTGAACAGCGTAAACGCAATCTTCTCCCGCTGAGAACTTTTGCAAAGCTCTTTCGGCGCGACGCTTCACCTGGGCGCGCTCTTCATCCGATAAATCTTTGGTTTGGGGAAGTCGTTGTAAGGCGTTGCGAGCGTGAGCAAGGTCGTGGATTGGGAATCGCCGCAAAGCCTTGCCGTCTTTTCGTTGTACCAGTGCAAAGGAAGAAGTGGGAAGCTCAGATCGCTTTTTATAGGTCAGCGCCCTTGCTTCTGCGCGTTGGATATTTTCTTCATTACTGGCCTCTTGGGATTCGCTCTGCTGAGAACTTGCTTCTGTCTTGGGAGTCCCGTTGCAATCTGCATTAGTATCTTCATCTTCTTCATCATAAGCATCTTCGCCAATGATTTCTGGCTCAACATCCGCAATTTCTTCTTCCGCAGCAACGGAAAGCTCTATAGTATCCATTATTCTCCTTACATCTGATATAAGTCCCATTTTATACCTCTACTATTTTATATCCGTATTTCTGCAATTTATAGTTTAGTTCTCTGAGAAAGATAACCTCTGCGGTTTCTGTTTCTTCTGAGGCTATAATACTCATTTTTCTAGTATTGAAAACAGTCCTGCTTCCTGCTGGGCGACTTGTAATTCCTCCGCCACGCGGGATAAAGCCGTGGAGCTTTCTTTTCCAACCGTTCTTTCTTCTGACAAAAACACTTGCGGTTAGATGTTCACAATAATCAGCTCTGCTTGCATATACTTTATTACATACTGGGCAAGATGTTTGTTGTGCAAGACCCTCTATGCTCAAGAAGTTCGTTTCGTTTACGAATCCCTCTACCACCTTCGGGAACCGGCTTGCATAAATAATACCGCTAGTTATAAGACTTTTGTTTTTCACGGTAGCATCGGTGAACATTCCAACGATGATAGTTTCTTTGTGTTCTAAGTCTATTGGTAGGAGGGGTAGGCCCGCTGCGGCTTCTTGGAGATTTTCTTCTGAGATGTCATCCATGTTTAGATTCGTTTCGACTCGCGCCAAAACAGCGTCTCTGAATCTAAGAATCTCTCCCTGAGCATCAGCTTCTATTTTGAATTGATACATTCTTGCTCCAAAAATACAGTATTTCGTTTATACATTAACACATAATCCCTAATTTGTCAACAAAATTAGGGATTATGTATTAAGCAGATAGATTTTCCGACTATTTTTTCATTGATTCCGGTACGGCAACACTGTAATACCAGTCGTAATCAACCCCCCTGAGTGGTCTCCCGCCAACATTTCTCCTGAATCCATCGTGAGAGGTTATTTGAATCAAGTCGTTTATTTTACAGTATTCGTAAAGGTCGCTCCCAGGAGCCGGTGTATATATAGCAGGTGAGTAATAATCCGGCTGTATTTCTCTAAGCATAGAAATAGTTTCTTCTGCTTCTTCTCTTGTCTCTGTTGGACAACCGAAAAAGTAGTTTGCCCAAATCTTTATTCCAAGAGATTTACATATCTTTGCCGCTTCTATGTTTTGCTCTCTTGTTGTTCCCTTTCTCATAAACTTCAACACTCTATTGCTTCCGCTTTCAAATCCGATCAACACTCCTTGTAGTCCGGCGCTGGCAAGGGCCTCTATTGCGTTCTTGTTATTTACGATAATGTCAGCCCTGCTTTGGCAAAGAAAAGGAGCGTTCAAAGAAGAGTCTTTGTACAGAGAAGCAAAACAAGTTATCCACTCTATATCCTCAGTCAAGCAGTCGTCGTGAATTAGGAAAGAGCCAAGCCCATATCTTTCTTTGATCTCGAATAACTCACCCATAACGCTTTGGGGAGAACGTCGCCTAACTCTTTTTCCAAAAACCTTCTCTTCAGCAGGTGAACAAAATGAACAATTGTACTTACAACCCCTACCAGCTATAACCGTTGAGAATGGAGCGGAAAATCCTGGAAATGGAACCTCTGGTGAGGAGACCTCGATCCCCCTGTCTTTCCATTCGTCTAAAAACAGGGAGCGGTCAGCGTATTCGATTTCATCAAGATTTGGACAAGAACCCTTGATAAGTCGCTTTATCTCTCCTCTTTGTCCAGAAGATATTTTGTTCAAGAACCAAACAAAGATTTCCTCTCCTTCTCCTGTCATCACGTAATCAATGACCGGCTCTTTTAGGCACTCGTCAGTTTCGATGCTTGGATGACATCCCCCGACAATGGTAATAAAACCTTGTGGAGAGATGGATTTGGCGACAGCCATAGCGGTCATAGCATAAGTAAAGTCGCACGACATCATTGTGACGGCTAAAACGTCTGGTTTTCTTATTTTTATTTCTTGAATGTATTCCCTCCAACCACTCAGGGTTCTTAGATCAATCAAACTAACGTTCCAATCGGTATGTTTCTTTACCTGGGCGGAAAGAGAGGCTAACCCATGACTGATCCAGCCGTTATCCATATTGGTTCCAAGAGAGTTCCATTTAGTACCCGATATACCAGGATACAAGAATACTAAGTTCATTTTTTCACCTCAAGGGCCAGAGCAAAGGAATCATTCCATTTCTTATTTGCCGCCACTACTGTAAAGTTTCTGCAAACAACTATTCTGGCATTCCTTCCTATCAACCTTGCTTTATATGTATTTTTTATAAGACTATTCGTTTGTTCCACCATCTCCTCCATAGTATTACAATAAATAATATCTTCTCCATGAACAAACAGGTCTCGATATACATTCTGTGGAGTTCTAATAGCAACTACTGGTAGCCCAATGGCCATAGCTTCTAATGCGGTGCGATCCAACTTCCAGGCACAATTGAAGTATACCGAATGAGAAGCCAGGGTTGCGCGCATGTGTTCCTCCGATTCAATCATCGGAGAAGAAAGGGGAAATTCGGGGTCAGCAGCCGCTACTACTTGAATAGGAACGTGTTTGTAGGCTTCTTTTAGAATGTAATAACCCTTTACTTGATTTCCCCAAGAAGAAATTGGTCTGGTAGCAACCGTAATAGCATGGGGAATAATCGGGTTGTATCCCTTCCAAAACTCACAATCTATTGGGTGGTGATGAACGACTTGTTTGCCCATTTCCCAGGCGAATGCTTCTTCTGAACTCCAATATAAAGTAACCGTATTAGAGCCAATAACTTCTTTCCACCGAAAGGGGGTTTCGTAATCGGGAGGCATTTGATCTATATGGAATATACAAGGAACACCCCTCTCTTTGGTGATATGTAAAAACATCTCTGGACTGACCGTATAACCGAGACTGATAGCGTTCCAGGGTATATCTTCTAGATTATCAAACAGAAAAAGGTTTTTAGGAGGAGTCCTCATGCTCCACGGCGTTCTTTTATCAGAGACTCGATAGAAGTTATGTTCCGGCAAGGCCTTGAACATATAATCTTCACAGAACGTATGGTAGGCTTCTATAAAGATATTCATTACGAACCAACCTCTTTTCCTGTTATTCCGTATTTTGCAATTAACATTCCAGAGCTTATCTCCTCAAGCTCAGTTGAGTTTTGGATAGAGTTCTTTGTCATTCTTTCGTAATGGATCATAACGGAACCAGGTTGATACACAACCTCATATCCCTTTTGTTTAACAGCAATACAGAGAGCCGCATCCTCTCCGTTTAGACAAAGTTCTTCATCCATCTGCAACAATTCTGATCTGACGAGTAGACAGGCTCCGGTAATGAATTCGATATGTGTTTTTCTCTCAGAGGCCATAACGGAATCTGGCTCGCGGTAGTGAGCGTGAATTCCATGACCTGTTTCCCAATTGATATACCCCCCCGCGAACTGAATGGTATTATCGGGGAAAATCAGCTTTGGCCCTACTATGCCAACTTTACCGTTTTCCATTTCTCCAAGCAGAATATGAAGCCAATGATCCTGAATCGCTTCGGTATCATTATTTAATAGAAGAATAAACGGCTTGGTGCAAAACTGTTTTCCGTAATTGATAGACTTTGAAAACCCATCATTTACTTCTCTGCGAACGTATTTCCAGCCGCGTTCTTCTAATAACGTTTTAACTTCGGTTGCGGTTTCGTCACCAGAGGCATTATCTACCAGAACCACCTCTGTTTTAGGGCATGTCTTGATAAGGCTTTGGAGACACCGCATTGTAAAGAGGGCCTGGTTATGAACCGGAATGATGATTGAAACATTCTCCTCTGAAATGGAGGACATCAACCAGTTCTTTCTGATCGGCTTTTTAATGGATTCTTTCTCAAGAACCGCCTTGATAGAATCTGAAAAGAATTGTGGATCAGAGAATCTTTCAGCGGAAATAGCAGCCCTCTGAGACAAAATTGTCCAAGTAGAGGGGCTGGCAATCAGACCCATTGTAATGTCGTAAAGTTCTTGGGCTGTTTTTACCAGGAAGCCATCGTATTTATGTTCTACGATCTCTGGTTGTCCTCCGGTTCCATGAGTGACCGGAACACAACCGGCCAACATTGCTTCCACTGTTGTGATTCCGAAATGTTCTTGAGCGGAATATATGTCGCTACTGCCCATTCCGGTAGCGTGCCAATAGATAGCGGCCTCTGAATACATTTTAGCTACTGAAATAGGCTCAGCATTAGGAAGGAGCTTGATATTGAATCCGCGAGCCGCTGCATTGACTTGAGAAAAGAATCCTTCTTGACCAGGTTCCAGTGAACCGGCTAATACGAGTTGCCAATCATCCCTTCCGCTATTCACAATTGCTTTGTAAGCCTCAATCATCAAGAGGTGGCCCTTGTCGGAATCCCTATTAGGATGTGCAAATCTTGCTACGTTAAATATAACTTGTTTCTTATTAGCGCCGCCATCTTTTCTTTCGACAAAGGGATAGAGGACTTCGCACGGAATGCCCCATAACTCATGGGTGAGATTGGCGGAGTATTGACTAACCGCAAAGAGTTCATATCCCTGGGGAGGTCTGTTTTTCATAGGACAGAATATGCGCGCCAGATTTCTCTTGGCAGCAGGAGAAACAAAGAGGTTATGACATATATTGAACATAACATCGAAATTTGGTTGTATCCCGTCTTGGAATGGGATTATCTTTATTTCTTTTGGAATGAGGTCTCTAACCTGTGGAGAAATGGGGGTAGTGGTTGCAATTACGGTTGGGAGAAACCGATTCATTTGTTTGGCTATTTGAATGGCGTCTGTAGCTCCGCCTCCAAGCGTGTAAAGATGAGAGGTAACAACTAATCCGCGTTCGTTACTCACCATAATTCTCCTTGCCTTTGATATGGGGAGGGCGTTATCCCTCCCCCATCCTATCCTTCATCCAATGCGTCTTTTCAGTGCCACTTCACGCCAGCAATGGACACCGAGCCATCTGCTTCTTTCTTCACAGTCAAGCCGAGAAGCAGCAAAACCAATACCAACCAGGCCGGAATCTCGATTTTGAACATTGGCTTCCACCTCCTTTCTTATCTTGTTCCTTTCACTTTACCATACATCAAGTCCTCATCACTTCCTAGATAACCCCATTTTTGATAGAGTTTATAACCATTGGAGGCTCCCCCGTCTACAAAGTAGGGTTGTCCAGGAACAGCAGAGCCGTGTTCGTAATGCCACATCGAAACCCTATTATCGCACAAAACCTTCATTTCATTATGCCTTGCTTTATAACAAAAGTCCACATCCTCAAACATCCCAGGAGAGAATTGTCTATCAAAGCCTCCCAGGAAATTCCAAACATATCGCCTGACCATCATAGCTCCGCCCGTAACGCAGTTCAGTTCTATGAGCGTACTAGCGTGGGGAGTATTGGCCAACAATCCCCCAAAGGGGTGATAGGGAAATCCGTCAACGCCACGCAACACGCCGCAGTGCTGAATCCTTCCCCGTACCCTTTGAACGGGATGATTTTGAGGATATAACAATTTACACCCGACAATTCCAACGTTATCGTCTCCCATATCATCTAACATTCTAAATAGAGCATTATCACTAGCAATAATATCTGAATTGATAAAACATATGTTTTCTGCTTTAGACGCTAATACTCCTGTGTGACAAGCCTCTACAAATCCCATATTCTTATCGTGAGAGACAAGGGTTACGTTTTCATATATCCTACTAAGCGCCTCAATTTCTCTTTTTTCTACACCGGAGTTTCCGTCGTCCACCAAAATAACGTTCCAGTTTTTCAGTGAGTCGAGGCATTTTATTACAAGCGGAATAGCTCCATATACAGGAACGATAACATCAACGCTGCTGTTCATTCATTTCTCCTTTGTAATTACCCATTTGTTAGAGATAGATACAATTCTATGCGTTGTCTTATATTGTTATTTATATCCAGTTTTTCAGCCCATTCAAATCCCTCCTTAGAATACCGTTCCCATACAGAGCGATCTTCTAATAATGTTATTATTGCCTCTTTCCATTTACGCTGTTTGTTGGGAACCAGAATGCCGCCAAGACAGCCCTGATAAACACTTCCCTCAGAAGCAACCCAGGGAACTCCCCTAGCCGCATATTCGATGACTTTGATATTACTCCTGCACGCATCGTAATTTCCGCTAACAGGGGCAATCCCTACGGAGAAGTTAGTAATCTGCATGGGCCAATCGTCGAAAGAAACCATGCCCATTTTGATAGCTTTGGGAAAAAGATTTGTGATTCTTTGGTTGTTGCTGAATATCATGAATTTTCTTGAATCTCTCAATGCTTCTATAACATCGCTTCCCTCAAAAGATTCAACATGCGCTTGACTTCCGCCCCATCCGATGATTCCTGGGATTTTGATATTTACAGACCTTGACCACATTGGGTCTCTAAGATTTGGATAATTAGGGATTACGACTACGTTAGCATAATTTTTCCACAATTCTGCTAGTCTCTTAGTTGGAACTGTAACCGCATCGAATATACCTATGTTTCTCTTTAGACTTTTAATGAGCGGTTCGTTATCCGTTGTTTCCGTTCCAATGTGCCACGTTTTATAAGATACTGAGTATTCTGGAATATACTCATATCCATCATCCATATCAAATATAATGATCTTACCTTGCTTTTTCCACTGTTTCAAAACAGTCGCGGCTTTTTCTGTCAAAATCCTTTCATAGACAATGACATCACTAGAATAACAGGTCGTGAATTCTCTTGGCTCCTGAGCTAAGAATTGCTGCCAGGACATGCTCCTTACTTCATAACCGGCATTGAACATGGCAATAGCCGGTATCCTTGCCCTCCATTCACTACAGTTTCTTTCATAGGGAGCATCTGCCATAACGAACAATGCCCTCATAATGTACCCCCTATGTTTTTAGCGGCTTCCTTTACACTTCTTGACGACATGAGTTCCATAGATAATTGTTGTATAAAGTCGTTGTAATCTTTTTCATCATTGAAGAAATAATCGCTTCTCAGCGTTACCTCTCTGTCGCTTGTAGAAACAGTAATAGAAACCGTTGCTTTGAATATTTCTTCCCTAGTTTCTTCTAATACCCCATCCATTAGTAAACCTTTCTTCGTATCGTTTTTATGCCAGGAACTTCCAACAACCTGGTTTGAACATTGGGGTTATTGTGGTAAAACAAGACGCTTTGGATAGAGCAAACTCCATGCGGATGGTCGAACCAATCTTCTGTTATTTTGTGAATAATGAAAGAGTCAGCTACACAGTCTTGGCAGGGGCCGCTTTGAGACAACTCAGGATGCAGGATGCGACGCCAACCAATATAGCCGAGATTCTGCATGGCATCCTGATTGCCCCACATATAGCCGTGCTTGAATCCTTCTTGTTGATACATCTCGATTCTAGAATCGAACTTATAATATTCTGAGATGGGGACTGTTTGTAAATCCTCTAAAAGTCCTTGTAGATAAGGGCGATTGAATAGTCTTGAGGTTTGCAGTCTCAATCCAACTTCCCCATTGAAAAGGCCCAACATATAGGCGTTTGTTCCAATGCCCTCCATGAGAGCAATCATCCACTCAATGAAGATATAGGGTTCAACGTCTCCCCTTTTTACTTTCTCCCACTCCTCATTTATTTTACGACTCGTCTCATCGTCTGCGAATATGATAGTGCTTGCATTTGTATCTTCCCTATTAGACTCTTTAGTGGAATCGTTTCTTTGCTGTGTAGCGGGTAGGCCAGAGTTGCTTTTCGTTGTTTTCTGTTCCCCGTCTTTATCCACAACTGTTTGTGCGAAAGTTGTTGGAGGAGAGAATAATCCCCTATCTTCTGCTTTCTTATTAGCCAATTCTGTTTCGTAATCATATCCCGCGCCTTCAAGCGCCGTCTTGGAGGACAGCAGGCCGGTTGTATAAAGCGGCTGAATTCTTTGCTGTATCAGCATTTGATCTTGTAGGGAGATGCTTCCGAAATGAACGTTAGGAACCGTTTTCCATTTATTATTTACTGCTATCTTTTCAAACAGGTACGATACCCATTGTTCTAATTGTCGTCGTCTTGATATTAGACGCTCTATTAGTATTTGAACATCTAGTTCTATGTTTCTATCTTGATTATTGGTAGAGTTGCCGCTAACCATTCTCACCGAAATTCCTCTTTCGGTGAATAGTTTAATAGTATATTGATCCCACTTATCCCCACCAAGTATTTGATCTAGTCCTTTTGGGGCGTGTTGTTCTACTTCCAAGTCGTAATTCCATACCAGGTGGCCGGTGCGATCTCCGGCGCTGCCTTCGATTTGGGCTTTCAAGTATAGAATCTCTTTGCCGGTGGCTGGTTTTTCCGGCGCACCGATTTTGAATACCCATAGTTGATTCTGGTATCCCTCAATGGTGGCCCTAACCATCTCGTCGAGAACCTGTCTACTGCTGAGGGTGCGGAAACTTCTTCTCAGTGGAGGCATGGCATAGGGCTTCCAGGCTTGCTTTCTAGCATACAAGGCCCTGATTAGCTCGCCAGGAATACCCACAACGCCCTGCGGCATGTTGGAGTTTTGATCTCCACCGCCGTGATACTCAAAGTTCGGTATTTGTAGCGACTTAAGGACGCTAATCAGGTTTTTATCTGCTACGGCCCAACTGTTTACTTTGTCGCTCCAAACGAGCTTGGGGTCTAGGAGGTAAATTGCTGATAAATCCCCTTTGCTCCAATCTTCTAAAGGATAAGCCTGACCATAAGTTTCGATACAATAATACATATCTTGGCATACATCATCAAGATATAGTTGTTTTACTATTTCTCTTGCCTGTTTCTCTATTTCTTTATCTTTACAACTTACTACTAATGGCTTTATTCCTATTTCCATTGGAGCGGTAATCGTTTGTTCCAAATCCCCCTCTGTATCCATGAAGTAATCAGATAACAACATAGCTGTATAAACATCAGATGGCATGGGTTGTGGTTTTTTATCCTCTGATGCAAGCACTTCTTGAAGCGCAGCGGCAATACCCATTGTCTTGTTAATGGCATCAGATGTTGGATGGGGATTAAAATGCACAGGATTAGAGAACGCGCCCTCTATCAAAGCAAATTCTTCGTTTGCTTTTCTTTCTGTTGTGAACCTTCCGTCTGATCCAATCCATCTTTTTGCTGTTACATCATAGTGAGGCTCTGAGTTACCGAGCATAGTTTTAGTTTTCATCGCCAGGGAGACCTCCATGTTCCTGAATTTGCAGTTTGTTTTCCAGCCCATCCCAAAAAACCCAAGCTCTCTGATTCTTCAACTTGGTTTCTCTTAGAATTGAAATGCTCTATGGCGCACACCGCGCAGCGCGCCGCATCTGCCGGATGGTCTGGAATCGTTTTATCTATTTTATCATAGATCGTATTACCACCCGCCGTTTTCTTTTCCAGGATATTCATAATGCTTTCTTGAAGTTCTAAATCCTGGCCCGAAATCCAAAGCCTTGTTCCTATAATGTTTTGATTAGCTCTCACCATAGCGTCTCTCAAGAGATGGGTCATCCACACTTTTCTATAAACTCGCACCAATCCTTGTTCGTTGGCAAGCTCTTGAGAAGCATATGAAAAATCAGGAATTCCAGAAGCGGTCATTTGATCTGTGGTGGGAAGTGTAATACTAGGAACTTCTATTGCCCCTCCTGGGTTGGCATTGACGCAAACTTCTGCGTAAGGAAATAGCAATCCAGGGGAAAGGTTGGTATCGGTTCGTTGTAGTTCTTGAACGATTCCAACGCCCCCCGAAACGTATTCTACACAAATAGCCCTCACCTTGAAGTCTAAATACTGATTTATCATGTGAACTACAATTCCCTGGTGAGCCGCTATGACTGCTTTCATTCTGATCCTCGATAACTCTACCCACTCATCTTCACCTTTTTCATAAAAGATTAGAAGCTCGGTAGGATCAGGAGAAAAACCGTAGTCAATTCCTATTATATAATTTTTTGCATCTATTCTTGGTATTCTTAATAGCCTTGTTATTTCGTTGGTATTTGCAGATATTAGGTTTGCAATAAAGTCGTGAGCATAAAACGGGATTCCCTCTTTGATTGCTATGGCTCCTGGCGGAAAAGAACGCTCAAGCTCCCCACCCCATTGTCCTAAGACTTGGGTTTGATATTCCCAGGTTCCCCTTCCACGATACAGGTCTACAAGCTCTTGTTCTCTGCCGTTATACAATGGATTATCATAAGAGGTCAAACGGTGTTTAGACCAGGAATCTCCCATCTTTGTTTGATCCAAAGCATATAGGATACCAGAATGCCAAGCATTAGGGACTCCGGCGTATATCCATCGGCACTTCGGAAGGGCTACCTGTCCCCTACTTTGATGGCAGACCATTGAGTTATGAACAACTATTCCATTTGCTATAAAGTTATTACACTCGGTTTCTATATCCCATGTATCTTCTGGTTCTAATTCTTTTATTTTTCTAACTCTATCAAAAGCAAGGTTATTTCCAATTCGTATTCTTGACAGCCCTCTTGGAGTTGATTTCGATACAACAACAAAGTCTCCTTCTTCAAGCTCATCTGCCCGCACCCATGTCATATCCCATTCAGATGAGCATGTTTTACAACTTCCTTGTTTTCCTACCTTTGTTTTTTTAGCAACTAAAAATGGGTGGTTATCTGTAGCTCTTATTTTTCTTGTTGCTGTTGATATTTCAAGAACGCTTCTGTTTCCACTGTATTTCTTACCAATTACCTTTGTTTTTGATATTCCAAAACCATCGAACCCAATAATCTCTTGACCGATTGATATGTCTTTAATCTTTACTGGTTTATCAGTAGTATATATATCTGTATCGCTAGGCAAACATCCAAACGCCAATTCGTCTCCGATGATGATTTGGGCGCGCAAGCCAACCATGTTCTTATCGGTTCCATCTGTTCCCTCAATGCGCCAATGCCAAACAAATGCGCCGCGCCTGAAAGACATGATGCCATCGTTCTTATTGAATGAATCTAATAATGTACTAAATAATGGACTCTGATTTATTTTACTTGCGATTCTAGCCCGAACGGGAGTTAAGTGAGCCGCTCCTGGCGTAAAGAACATGCCCTCTCCGCGCATGGTGAGGGCGCTCTTGAGAAGCATTACTTCTATATAGACTGTCTTGGCGCACTTGCGTCCACAACATAGAAGTTTGTGGTCGCTCTCATCTAAGAACATCACCTTTTGCTTGGTAGATAATCCCAATTTAATATCTTCATAGAAATAAAGCTCGGCAAAGAGAGAAGTGTCCAATATACATAATCCGAAAAACAATTCTTCTTCGCTAATTTGCGTTTTCATTACGGTTTACCCGCTCTCGCTATATCTTCGTCTGATAACCATTTTCTATAAATATCTTCGTTATAGATGTATCCGAACTTTGTCATCATATAAAGTAATAACTTGCGCCTTCTAGCCTTAGTGCCATGATCGTGCATCAGGCGATGATGTTCAGCGCAAAGGCTTATCAAGTTGCGTTCCTGGTCTCTCAACCATTTTGGGGCAACAGATCGCTCAACGATATGGTGTACTGTCTCTGCTGGCTTCCTACAGAGACATTTGTAATCATCTCTTTTTAGGATCGCTTCCTTTAACCTATGCTCTCTTTCTATTTTATCTAATACCCACTTTTCTTTCTTCTCTTTTCTTTCTGCCTTAGTCGGTTTAGGAACTGGTGTAATCAATTCTTTTTTGGCCTCCCCCTTCCCCTTTTAACAGTGATGGGAGTTGTTTTTTCAATAACTTCAATTCCTTCTTTGGCTGAAATAGTAAACTTCTCACCGCATCTAGGACAGGTAGCTGTAAAAGTCCAACCACCGAAATGACAAAGCATATGGCCGAACTTTATGCCGCAATGAGAGATGCACACCATTTTGTTTTTATAGTAATCACTTGCTTGTTCGATTATGTCGTCAATTTTATTTACTGCATCTTTTTCTTCTTCTGAATTATCTCTTGTTCTTCTATCAATGCCGAGTGTCTTTTGAAGTTGACGATATTCGGCGCTCAAGGTTCCCTGGGCATCAATCAGGCTCCGCAAATCTTCTCCTGAAAACTTGCCGTGAAAAACCATTTGCCTAATGGCTTCAAGTTGCAATTCTACAATGACAAGGCCCTTGATAATCTCAAGATCGTTAGGAGTAACGTCAACATAGGCGTTTTGATATTCTTTTACCTTATTATCAAAATCTTCTTTAGCGTTTTCTCCTAGCTTTACCTCGACACTCCCTACTCCGCGCCTTCTGGAATATGGGGACTTATTCTTTTTTCCTTCTTCATCTTCAAGGTATTTTGTTACTGCTTCATCACTATCGCTTCCATAATAAGCAATAATATAGCTTCTTCTTTCCTTCAAAGCGTAATCTATTTCTTCCCTGGTTGGCATAAAACCCTCCTCTAAAAATTATACCACAAAAACTTTTTTCTGTACAGGAGCAAATGTACTCTGTACAGAATTTTCCCACTTGACGGCAAAAGTGAATTGTGCTAGAATGAGTGCATGATGATAGTGATTTGACATTAAAGGAGTCCTTGATGGCTGATTGTAAAGACTTTGTTATTGTTCCGCGAGAGAGTTATATTGCTGCAATGTTAAGGCGCGGCGATCTTGATGAGATTGAAAAGATTTGTAAGAGCTATGGCATCAAGCGTCCTGATCTAGTAAGGAGTTTTGTAACCTCTTTACTAAAGATGATAGATCAAGAGAAATCTATCCCCATTGTTCCTGTTGAAGAAAATGAAATCATAACCCTCAAGGTGCTGACCCGCTTCAATTTTGGCCCAACTGTCGGACAACTGAAAAGACTAAAGGAGGTGTCGCATGACTTAGGAATTGCCGTGGCTCACCTCATCGTAATAGCGGTGAGAATAGGAATTGCAAAATACAGAGAAGGAACATTCAGACTAGAAAAGGTGTACAATGCAACAGATGCAAGATAGGGTTACTGGAATTCTGAGTCGCGTAGAAGAAGCAACGTCGAAAACGGCCCTGTATATGCAGGGGCTTCTTGCTAATATCGAAAAAGCAGAGGTGAACCAAGCAAAGGCATCGCTCAATCTTCAATCCGTGATGCAGGCAAAAGAACGAGAGATCGTGGCAGAGACGATGGCTGCCTACGCCAACGGCCTGGTTACGGGGAGCAACGCTGAAAAGAGAGCAGCAGAATTGGGGGCCGCCCTTACAGAAGTAAATGTGAAGTATGACGATTTGATCTTGCAAGCCAGAGAAAAACTCCTTCTTGCCGAAGTAACTAGCAAAGTGGCCTGGGCGTCTCTTACTGCGTATCAAGATGTTGTACGGTATCGCACCGCCGCAATCAGCAAGGGATAAACACAAAAAGCTAAAACACTGATTTAATCAAAAACACAACGCTAAAATTCGTAAAATCTGAGGAGAATTAAGGTGACTGATAGAAATAAAAGCCTGGTTAGCAGAGAAAACGTTGAAGGATACGAGGGAATCAGGCCAGATGACCTGATGATTGCTCGGTTGCGTTTGGTGCAAAGCGTTTCGCGGCTCCCTGGGGAGCCAAAAGAAGGAACGATCTATAACACTACAACGCAAGAGTGTGCTGGAAAAGTTCGTGTCGTTGTGATCGGGATTAAACACACCCAAGTATATTGGGATGAAATCAACGCCGATAGACCAGCGTGCGCCTCTGACAATGGAAATACGCCACGAGAAGATATTGAGCGACCCGTCTGTGGCAGTTGTTCTGCTTGTTCTAAAAGCAAGTGGTCTACAAATGGGAGCAAGCGAGTGCCGCCAGAGTGCTCCGATAGAATCACTTTTTTGGTGATAGATCGGGATGAATTGGTTCCCGCGCTGGTGGATTTTTATAAGACAAGTTATGTGTCGGGGCGGGCGATTATTACAACGCTATTCTCTACACAAAAACCTCCTTATTATACCCCTATAGACTTGATGCCAAGATTTGTGACTAAGGACAAGTTTTCGTATTACGTGTGGTCATTCGCTCGTTCGGAATATCAAGAGGGCGAGCTAGATACCATGCAACAATTGTACGAATACTACCGAAACCAATCCGGTATCATGTCGGCGGAAATGGCTTCATCTAGAATGGATGAGGATGATGTCAATAGGCCGGTGGACGTTGAAGAACAGGGTGTCCCCAATGATACTGAAAAAGACACTCCCTGGTGATGATTTAGAGTAATAAAAAAGAAGAAGGGGGCGGGATCATCCTGCCCCTTCTCTATATCAATAAGGAATAATTACAAATGAGCAAGAATTCTCTTGATGAACAGCCCCGTCCTTCTGGCGGAAAACAAGAGGTCATCCCTCTCGCCAGAAAGTTCTTTGAATTCTTTAGTAGACGACAAGAAATGGTTGGAATTAGAAAATACGGCCAGCCCTTGATGACCTGGGATGGGAGAGATACTTGGCGGGATGTTTGGGAAGAGTATGCCGACTTAGGACACTACCTTGCAAAGTGCAAGCAGCAATACGATGATATTGTTAAGGAAAACAATTCTCTTAAAAAAGATAATGAGAGATTGACTCATGAAAATGATAGTATAAAAGGAAACATAAGAAAACTCACTACAGAGCATAAAACATACAAAGAGAGACTCGGTATAGTTCTTGGTTTTTTGAAAGAACTCTGTGATGAGGCTGATAGAGTTGACCATCTCGACGAATCTATGGGGCCAAGTGCAAGTATAAGTATTGAACAACAGGATGCTTGGTATAAGTTTACAAATGTCGCCAAATCTGTAGCTATAAGAGCATCCGAATGGTTGCATTTGGCAGATGAACAGAAATGACCTGCCAAAAATAGAGCAAGTCATCGGAGCCTCGACAGAGTTAAAACAGGTCGGCAGCGACCTTATAGGATGGCACAGAGTACATCCCTCTAGTTCTAAAACATCTCTACACGTTGACCCTCAAAAACAAATCTATTACTGTTTCCATTGCGGTCAAGGCGGGGATGTTATAGATTGGGTGGGATTCGCGTTATTCGGAGATTCGTTTGATCGAAGAAAAGACTTCAAGGCGATACTAAAGGCAATTGAAGAAGGAAGGGTCAATACGGTTCCGGTATCGTTTGACCCTCCTCCTCCTCAAGAAGTTGAAGTGTTCGATTCCTCTATTTACATGAAATATCATGAGCAGGTTCAAAGGGAATACTGGTATAAGGAACTTGGCGACCCCAAACTCATTGATCCGGCCATAGAACATTTTAAGTTGGGGTTTTGCGAACACAATCCCAAGAACGGGTATCCATCTCATACCATACCGATTTTTATGAATGGAGAGTGTGTCAATATCCGTCATCGCGTCATCGGCGGAGAAGCCAAATACTTACCCCACAAGTCGGGTTTGGGAGCACACTTGTTCAATTACGACATCCTTCCCCAAGCTAGAGAAGCTAAAAAGTTATTGATTGTGGCAGGGGAAAAGAAAGTCATCTCTGCCTGGGCGCATGGGGTCTATGAGGTGGTCTCTCCCACGATTGGGTGTTCTTTCAAAGAAGAATGGATTCCGTTAGTCAAAGATATTCCGAGAATCTACATTCTCTTTGATCCAGGAGAAGAAAAACAAGCCGCCAAAGTAGGGGTCATGTTAAATGCAACGGTTCTTTCTCTACCGGCCAAGCTCGATGATTTTCTAAGGGATGGGGGAACTGTAAGAGATGTGTTTTCTCAATTAAATACTCCAATGGATGAATTGTATTGGCTGAAAAGAACAAGGTATAAGATAAGGAAATTGGGAAATGGGTGACTTGATTCTAAGCACATTCGATTTAACTGCTAAACAGTTTAGGGATATAGCGAGTTATCTAATAGGAACAGAAGCAGAGGTAGAAGATTACCTAAAGGATTTTGGAATATCAGAAAATCCAACAGCAAAAGATGTAGAAATAATAGAGGGCGAATTAGGTAAAATGCACCTGGCAGAACGGTGTTCTGAGTGTGGAATCTGGATGAAAAGTTCAAATTTGAAAGGGAAACATAGAACTTGTAGGGATTGCATCAATAGTATAAATAGCTATTATAGATAACCTGGTGATACTTATAATGGCTGAAAAAACAGAATATAACCTATATCGTGCAAAAAGGGCAAGTGAAACAGCGGCTAAAGTTGTATTCATGGCCGCGACTAAGACAAAGAAAGAAATAGCTAATGAGCTTGGTATAACGGTATCCCATGTAGTCAAAATACTTCACAAACACAATGTTAAATCAATAAGTGAAGAACGTACATCTCTCTTGATATTTGATGAAATACCAGAAGAAGTAAAAAACAGAATCATTTCTCTTTATATTGGTGGGAAGGCGGTCTGTGTTTTATCAGATAAAACAGGAATAAGCGTACCGTTAATAAATAGGATGTTATTAGAAGCCAACGTTCCGATGCGGATTTATAAAGAAGAAGATCGTTGTCGTGTTTGCGGAGTTCTCTTTGATGAAAGCGATACGCCGCCTGGTGGATTTCCTTTTGCGCCAAGACTATGCCGATACTGTTTATACGATATATGTAAGGAACTTGGAATAAATGTAATCCCCAGGCTGCTTTCAAAAGAACAAAAGTTACTTATAGCCTTATATGTTATCAAGTGGTGCAACGAAATGGAGGAAATTGGTAAAAAAGAAGAAGATAAACGTATGGCAGAAGGAAAAATAAAACGTAAAATAGGCAAACAGAATAAGATCAGAAGGGAATTATCTTTTGGATAACCAGTTTGCAAGTGAAACTCAATTGGATATTGATGCCATAAGGAGATTTAGGCAAGAAAACCAAGATGCTTTTCAGTGTCCAGGAATTGAAAGGATGTGCTTATTTCTACAAACAGAAGTGGGAGAATTGACAGACGCCGTTCTGAGAAGCACAGGAAATGAACTCAGGGGAACCAACAAAGAAGTTAGTATCTCAGAAGAAATATCGGATGTTTTATTCGACCTGTATTGTCTAGCAGATTATTTTCACATTGTTCCCTCCATTGATCCTTGTCTCAATAAGTTGAAGAAAAGAGTTGAAGATGGAAAACGGATTTCCGGTTCTAGATAAAGGCTATGTTCACGCTGAGGATTATTTTATTAACGAAGCGTTGATTGCCGGAATAGCGCGCCTCTCTCACGGCAAAGAAGTAGGAGATGACGAAAAGACAATTCAGTTTCTTCTCAAACACGAACACACCGGCCCCCTAGAGGCTTCTTGTATTGTATTCAAGATAAAGGCTCCCATCTTTGTGCTCAGACAGTGGCAAAGACATCGCATTGGACAAGGTTTTACCGAGCGGTCTCTGCGATATTGTGAGGCTAATCCAGAGTTTTATTGTTGTCATCCTGGCGACCAGAAATTCTACGACGAGGCATGGAAGGCTTACCAACAAGCACTAGAGGGCGGTGACAAGAAAGAACAAGCCAGGAGGTTCCTTCCGGTGGGTCTCTATAGTGAGACCTACTGGTATCCTAACCTAGTCGCTCTAAGACATTGGCTTTTGCTTAGGCTGAATAATGATGCTCAGTATGAAATACGGCAGTATGCAAGGGCTATTTTGCGTATCTTGAAAAACATTGCTCCCATTACCGCCAAATCTATAAGCGATGAGGTGTGGGAATGATGGAAGAACTCTATAGTAGTGAAAACATTGATAAGATAATTCAGGACAATAATAGTGCAATAAAGTTCTGTAATATAGTAATTAGTAGTATAATCCATAACGACACTGTAGCAGCTAAAAGATTTGCTAACGTAGCAATAGATTATCTTCTTGAATCGGTTCAACGATTGTGTTCTTTTACAGGAAATATCAAAATGAGGGATGCAATTGAGAAAGTGAAGAAATTAAAATGATAATATACCTGGTCACTGGTGAACTAGTCGGTTGGGATTATATGGAAACCTGGATTGTTCATGGGTATTCTAAAAAGGAGATTGCAGAACAGCGCGCCAAAGATGCTGAGGCTTTCTATGATGCTTACCAGCTTGAGAAAGATGAGTGTTGGAGCCTTAATATAAGAAGTATTAAGCAGAATGATATTTTGAAAAACAGAATAGATAAATTGAATAACATTTCTAATCCATTCGATGATAATAAGGAGCAAATGAATCACTGGATCAACTCACCGGATGCTATCTATTATAAAGTAGTAGAAGTTGGAGTTGATTAAGATATGAAAACATATCTCGTAATAGGTAAGATAAGTAACGAAAAAGAACTTCAATATTGGGTTGCAGATGGACACGAGAAGCGGGAGGATGCTCAAAAACATTGCGATACAGCACGCGAGGCTTGGAAAGCTCTTGAACCATTGAGAGATATGTACCTTGATAGAAGGGTTAAGTATGGGCGAGGGGCCATAACGAAGTTTGTAAAGGAGAAGATTATAAAATACGATAACAATAGTCGGGTACTAGAGTATTTCATAAGAAATAGAATTAGTGTAGATTACTATATATGTGAAATAGAGGTAGACAATGAAAACGGTTAATATTGTATATGGTACATTTTCAAGCGATGAGTTTGGTCGTCGAGAGTGGGAGACGTATGCTTTCGATAACCTGGATATTGCCGAGTCGTGGGCTGAAAGAGCAGAAGCGTTTTGGCAAGAACACATAGGGTTACGTCAGGCATACCTCGATGAAGAGGGTTCTTATGAGGAAAACAAGAGACTAAGGAAAGAATTATTTTCGCTTGTAAACCATTGGGATAAAACAAGCGAATCCCTAAATTGCTTTATCAAATACGGATTCGTACATTACACTATAAGAGAAATCCGTCTGATTGTTCCCCGTCCAAAGCACGCTTCAAAACAGTACATTAGAAAGTTTATGGCTTTGAATTGCGCTGAGGACATTATTGCTATTTATAAGGCTGCTTATGGGTTAGACCCAACTTATCCTACGCCAAGCATTTCAGAGTATAATATCTTTATAAGCCGTTTCAATGCTGAGTTACAGATTGCCTTTGGTATGGTGGCTCAGGTTAGACCATTGGCCCTACAGCTTGCCAAAAAGGGCAAAGTCCTGCATCTTGTTTCCTGGGATGAAAACCACCTAGCAACGGTTATCTGCGCCTTCTTGTTCAAGAATGTGCGGATTACTTGCTTGTTTGATGCTTATTCAGATACCTCAGTGCGAAATGTCATTAAAAAAATGGTCAATAGATCGTCGGTGCAGGATGCAAAGATGTTTTCCGGCAATGCACTCGACATCGAAGTTAAGCCAGAAGAAACAACGCTCTTTATTGCTACACACCCGATGGAATTTCAACTCCATGAGATTATGGCTAGAATTACAAACAACATAGACGGCGCGATCATCTTGCCCAACAAATTCACTCCCAAGTGTTCATTTCCGATCTCAGGGGCCTGTGTCCCGCAAGAAATTGATGAAGCCACTAGCTTGCTCGGATTCATGCACCAAGCCTTTTTGAAAACCGAGACTGGTTCTCGTTGGAATCCATTCCTAAGCAAAGATCATAGCATCGGGCATCCGCGAAATGTTTTTGCAAGCGTTATTCGCCTCGGAAAAGACTTGACATTCTAGGCGAGATGTGATAGTATGAGGATGTTCTGATGTTCGCCCATCAGGATAAAGAACTCAACATGACAAGGATACTAGACCCAGGAAAATGCTATAACGCTTGGTTGAGGGCTTATAGCTAGGCGACCTGGGTCTTATCATTTATTTTACCAGAATCGTTTGGTTGTAAATGTCAAAGTATCAAACGTTCTTAACAGGAATATCATAGTTTACACATACCCCCTAGAGATGCGTCTTTAGGGGGTTCGTTATTGTAAAGAAAGTTAGACTCAATAATGTTATTAGATACCACTCTAAAAGAGAACTCAGTAGTTACAGTTGAAAAAGGCAAATGGGTGGCGGTGCTTTCATATGATAATACATCTTATGATCGCATCGCTTTGGCTTGGCTCCAAGACGGAACGATTTATTGGGATGGCGGCCCAGGGTATTGCCCCTTCAATGAAAAAACTCACGAGATTGTGAAGTGGTACGATTGGTCTAAAAGCTATCCGCAAGATGAAGTATTCTACCGCGAATACGGCCCACAACCAGAGATTCCCACAAGACAAAGCGCGGGTTGGTTGGCAAGGGATGGTCGCTGGTGGACTTGCGAAGGATGGCAACACGACGAATATGCACGCATTTTGAGTTATATGGAATATGGCGAGTATCATAGGCAGCGGCAATTTGAGGGTAGAGGATGGATCAAGGTTTATCCAGAAGGTCTGTGTTCAAAGCCTATAAAACTAATTGAAGGCAAGGACGATTTCGATTACATATACATACCAATTGTATTAACAACTAACCAATTAGAAACACTGGAAAAACTCGTGACACTTGATCCCGATTCTGAATATGGGAAACAGATGGGGCAACAGATTACTCTTTGGAAAGAAGAACTATGACCATTATAAATCCAGAACATACTCAAGAAGAAATAATCAACAATGCGACAGTGGCAATTTTTTCGTGTCCCGTACCAGGGTGCGGGGGAGAATGTCATATAGCGCGACCTAATCAGGGATATACACAAATTGTTTGTTTGGCCTGTGGTTATCGTGGGCCTGTTGTTTACAATGACTTATCTAAGGCTATCGCCGCGCACAATGCGCTTTGTACATTGGTGCAGTGCGGGAATGAAGCAGAGGCTATCGAACGAGAGCGCGATATGCTGCAGAAAGTGGTTGGCAAAGAATCTCTGTTAGCAAATATGTATTTACAGGCAGGAGGAGATGCCGCCGACAAGAGAAATATGCTACGCAACGCCATTGAGAAAATAGCGAACAGGGCTGAGTATCTAATCGAAGATGGTGACTTGCTGAATCGGACGAAAACGATTCGGGCCATTGCAAAGATTGCACGCGCTGCCCTCAATGAATTGGAAAAAGAGTAAATACCATGATATTAGCAGCGGGTAAGAAGTGCGTATTGTGCGATGGTCTTATGATCGTTAAAAGTATAAAGAAGATAATAGGATTAAAAGAAGAAGTACGATATTACACCAAGTGCGAAGATTGCGGATTTGAATGGAGACAGGAAAGAACAGAAGCAGAAGTATGTTTCAATTATGATTCTTTCTATAATATATATAAAGAATCAGAAAAGATAAAAAGAGAACGGGATAAAGAAGGAGATAAAGCATATAGATTAGATAATGAAGTAAAAAGATTAAGGGCGATTGTAGATAGCCTCCTTGTAGGCGTTGCTCATGCGTTTGAAAAAGATCACGAATACGGTTATTATGCGTTAGAAGAAAAAGACCCGCTCCATACAGCCCTGGTTGATGCGCGCTGTTTCTTAGAAGAAGGAGACAAAAGGTGGATAGCGATTTGGTCAACAGATTCGATTCTGAAATGGTTAAAAGAAAGGTTGTTATTCCAGCAGCTTTCAAAGGATTCATAGAACAATTACTATACTTCAAAGATGAATCTGATATTACCTGGGTTCACCGCGCCACAGCTAGGGAACAGGGATTCGTCCCTGTTTCCAATGTAACTATGTGGCGTTACACCAAAGTGCTCATGCACCTCGGAATCCTAACCTTGTTCGAGGGCGCATCTAATAACCGCTCCCCCAGGTATCTCATTGATACTGATAAGGTTATGGGTTTGACTGCGAGTGCAATTGAGGCGGCCAGGAGAGAGTTGGGAAGCGTACTTACCGGAGAACGAAAGCCTAAATCTTATATCCTGAAATCCTCTAGTAACCCTTCTGAAAACTACCAAGAAAACACTATCTTACAACCGAGTGAGACTGAGCGTTCCATCAAGGGAGAAATAGCGCGACTACAAAGAGAAAATTCCAGGCTAGAGGCGATCTTGTCGCTTAGAAACAAACTTGCAGAGTTACAAAGAAGGAATTGCGAGCTTGTTAATGAAGTTTTTGGCAATAAAGAAGGTGGTAGAGAAGGTGTTGAAAGCGATAGTAATGATAGTGATGAAATCCATGAATCGGAGACTTGTAATCCACTTGGAAAGCAAGATACCATTCTTGAAGAATCTAAGATGGGTTTCAGTTTGTATTCCGATACGATAAATAATACACTAAATAAAAACCCCTTCTGCTCCGCCGCTTCGCTGGCTCCGCAGACCGATGGTGGGTTGCAAATTTGCAACGAATCGCAGCAGCGTAGCAGCGACGATGAACCAAGCAGCGACGATGAACCAAAAAGTACGGAGGTCGCAGAAGGTAATCCGCTGCGCGGATTAGCGGGAGCTACGCCCCCGCCCCCACTTCCTTTCCTAGCCGTTCTTAAAACCACTATCCCTTCCCCCGCGACTTTACATAATGTTACAGAATCCGTAGCGGCCCAGGTTTCTTATGTTCCCTGCGATGACGATGGTATGCCCGTTGAGGTGAAAAGAAACAGGGCGGCAAAAAAAGAGGTTGTCAAGTCGGGTAAGTCAAAACCAAAACGTAAGAATATGTGGGAAATACAACACAGGGACGTAATGGAATGTATTACGAAAATGCGTCTTTCTCGTCCGGCTGTGCTAGAGGCCCTTTACCCTGGGGCTGCCGAGCAATCGGACGAGGAGTTGCATGGTCGTATTGCGGCTCGCGCTGAGGAATTTGCTCGGTGCGATTTGTTCAAAATAACCGGAGAGGATGCAACATGGAAAAATACCAGCACGATCAAGAAGTTGTTAACGCAATACGATATTGAGGAGATTTTTCTAATTAAGAAGTGGAGTAGAAAACAAGCCTGGATAAACGGAACCATTGGGGTCTATGGGATGTGTTCGTTCGGGGGGCGCGGGGTTGAATCTCGTTATCGCTGGATGATGAATCAGGAGATAGAGCCTGCTAATGATTACCAGCGCGCTATGATGTTTGTATTCAATCCAGATTACCAAGAACGGTTGGACATGATAATAAGGCGTGATAATCCCGCTTTGATGGCAGCATATTTGAGAAATAAAGAAGAAGAATTCAAGAATAGTCCAGAAGGGATAGAGTTAGCTAGAAAAGCAGAGGAAAGAGAGAAGCAGGAGTTAGCCTCTCGTGCTGAGTACGAGAAAAAAGAAAAAGAAATGAGAGAAGCAAGATTGGAACGCGAGAAGGAAGAGGATGCTTTCCTTGCTGATTATAGAATAAGATTCAAGGAAGGAAATTTCACAAGAGAGGAAGCAGAGAGGGCTAAAAGAATAGTATTATTTAGAGGCGTTCCCAATGGAACAACAGAGCATCAAAGGGCTATGCGGATGCACGAGTATGATACCAGGGGGTTCATCATGCCAAAAAGACTACCTATTCCAACGGTTATCAAAATGGATAGAGAATTAGGTGGTGAATGGGTAGAGGCCAATATAGAATCAGGAACAGAACAAAATACGGAAACCAATAATGCTTGATTCTGCGGTAGCAGAAAGGGATGTATTGGCCGCCGTGTTACGCGCTCCTGGCGCTCATACGCAGATACTAGGCGTAATCACACCGGAGTATTTCCAGGTTGAGGAGTACAAGGCGGTAGCGGAAGCGATTTGGAAGCTCATTGCTGATGATACCCCGATTACACCCTCTAACGTGTCTTTTCTTACCGGAGAAAAGGTAAAGCCAGAGAATGTGCTGGCTCTCTGGCGCTCTTGTACCGAGGGGATGATTGAAGGGGTCGCTTGGAATGCTCTGACGGTAAGGAACTTCTATGAGAAAGCAAAAGCTCTGAGACTCCTGGTAGAATCTGAGGATAAGATCAGGGAAAGTCCCGAATTAACGGATCAGATCATCTCTGATGTTTGTACCTATCTTCAAACTATATCTATAGAAAGGAATGTGGATGTAGTTGATATTGCAGAGATGGTCAAAATCGAGCACTTATTTTCTGAGGAGAAAAGGAGATTTGGTACAGGAATACAGTGGTTGGACGAATCTACCGGCGGGATTATGGTTGGGAGAATATGGGTCATCGTAGCAGGGTATAAAATGGGCAAGAGTACCCTGGCAAGACAAATGATCCTCAGTTCCCTAGAGGATGGGGCCAGTATAGACTGGTATAATACGGAAACTTCTCCGCGAGATCACTATTGGGCGTTGCTGGCGCAATTAGCTTCTCAAAAATTGGTAACTTATGATCCTAACTTTGTTGTTAGACCAGATGATGTTGTTAAGAAGACGCTGACTGAGGGTCAGGTTTATGCTTTGAATGAGGCCAGGAAGCAATTATCTGGTTACAAGGGAAGGCTGAGGATTTACGGCCCTTCTAACGGGGTGGCTGATCCTGCTGTATTAACTAATATATTAACCAGGAACAAAGCTACTTTTGGGGTGGACGGGGTAGTAATAGACCATATTCAAGGATTGGTTGGGAAAGGATATAGTTCTTACGAGAGGATCAACGATTCTCTTTCCAGGGTGCGAGCCGCTATTCATGCCCATGAGGTATTTGCTATTTTGCTTTCCCAAATGGGAGAAGCGGCTATTAAAGAACATACCAGCGGGGAGGCCGGTTATTCATCGGGGGCTAAGGGGTCGGGGGACATCAATGCTGAGGCTGACGAGTTGATCCTCTTGATTAGAGGGGAAAATGCCGACGCGGGCAGGATTAAGATTCATCTGAAACTCTCTCGTCGCAATGATCCTCAATTCCATTGGCATACTTTCTTTTCTGGTGGCGTTATAGGGGGTACTATTTAATGTCAATCAGGCGTTATCCATTGGTTAATCTATCGGTGTGGCGGATTGGCAGGGAAGTAGATGTTTCCGAATCGTGGGGAGATAAACTGAAAAGGGGTTTGTTTAGACGAGAACTCGGTACAACCACCTGTCCGATCTGTGGGCATTATAATTTTATGAAAGATGACGTAACAAAAATAATGCCCTATATTCGATATGCAGAAATTACTGGGATAAAAATTGACGATAGAATGTTCTGGTTTAAAAAGACGCTTTTGTCTCCATCTTTCTGCAAAGTATGCGCTGCGCGATATATGTTGTTTCTATTTCCTAGTTATGATCCATACAATATGTCATTTTTTTATTCCAGCGCCGAGGTTCCGGCTCAAAGGGACTTAGAAAAAGTTGATAAAAAATATCTAGAGAAATATGATGATTCTTTTCGCGTAGAGTTTGGGCCAGATGAGGACTTTGAGGGACAATTGGGCTTAACGGGAGCCGTGCTTGACATTCAGTGAAAAATGTGTTACTATACAATTACGCTTGGACATCAAAGGAGTCCATTATGACATTAGCCCCAGGCGAGCGCGTTTTGGCATTTGTTTCAGGGACAGTTGAGAGCATTAACGGAACTCCGATTATCAAAATTGAAGGAACCGATCAGGTTATTATCAATCATTACTTAGAGTATATTAGGATTTATGATTGTAAGTCGTTTACTGAGTTTTTAGACTGCCAACTAACAGATAATCAGAACCCGTCTAGTAAAGATATTATTAACTGGTTAAATGCCTGGCAAGCCATTACTTCTAGGTGGGAAACTCTACAGGAAATAGCTGATGTTTGGGGGGTATCCAAGAGTACGGTGTCAGTATTTGCCAAGAGGGGCGGGTACAAGAACTTCATACTTTATCCTCAGATACGGGTCGAACCAGAAGAGGCCCTGAGTATAAAGCCGGTTATCAAGCGCAAGGCTCACCGCCTGATCGGAAGGAGATCAAGTGAAGATTTATAAGTTTATAACTAGAACTCTTAATATCTTAAAGAGAGCGTTTGTATACATCGAAGTTATGTATGCAGTATATAAACTCGAACCTGGCGACCCCAGGACGTTACTCGTTGAGGGTGTGATTCCATCGTTCTTTGGATTGAATTATAATAAGGACGCTGGTGATCCAGAACAATGGATAGATGATATTAGGGCTGTCTTTGGATTTATATTCTAGATTTTTATAGTAGTTCTATAAGGGGTTATACAAAAGGGGTTTTTAATGACTACTTCATTGAAGATATTCAAATTCCCCATTTTATTTTTCCTTATCCTCCTTGTCCTCTTTTTTGTTTCTAACTCTCTTTCATTTATTGCTACTACAACAACGCTGAGTTCCCATGCTTTGAAGGGTCACAAGTCCGACGCTGTTAAGGCGTGGGATGTGACGGCTCAAGGGACGCTTGGGAATCGGTATCGTTGTCCTCAAGACCCTACTGGTTATGAAAAAGTTATTTATGAGTATAAGCCTGGCCAATGGGCGATGGTTGTTTTCAAGATCGCTACCGGAGAAGTGGTTACTGCTTTCACGTTTACAAGTGAAGAATATTATAAAATGACTACAAAAGATTGCGATAACAAAGGAATGGTGCAATGATTTTTCCATGCCCGAACTGTAAGGCAAAACTCACCGAAGAAGATGTTGTGATGCGTTTCGGGGAAAGTATCAGAAACCAGGTCGTTTGTCCGAAGTGCGAGACATCGGGGCCTATTCAAGATACTGCTGATTTAGCAGTGATGAAGTGGAATCTCCTCAAGAGAGATTTTACAGCATCGGAAATGTGCGATTTCAAGTTAGAGATCGTGAATCCTGATTTGACCATTTTGAGTGTGGGCGATTTGAAATTGTATAGGCCACATAAGACATTTATAGTAGGAGCCTATTTTCTTCCCCCTGTTTCAAGGAATGCTCCTCATGGCCCCAAAGTTTCCCTGATAAATGGTACTCATTATGAATTCGATGCAGAGGGCGTGGTTGTGCTCGATATGTTCGGAAATACGATGATTTATGATATAGAAGAGTTTGAGCAGATGTTTAGGAGATATAATGGCTAATATGGAAATGAAAACCTGCGCCTGTTGCGGCGCTTGGAATGGTATTTGGGGTTGGCAACCAGGAGCAGCAGGGACTAAAAAGGACGGAACTGTTTTATCTCCAAGAGATCATCGCTTGTTTCATATTTTGGGTCAAGGGTGGGTTTTACAGGGTTATCCTATCATTGTTGTTTGTGATAACTGCTGGACTAAAATAACAGAAAAAAACGAGGATGTAGTCTTTGAGTATAGGCGCAAGAAGTACAAGCTCACAGGTGAAAAGATAGAAAAGATAGCGAATGAGAAACCCGCATGATTATTAGAGAATGTTCTCTTTGTGGTTGTTTTTCTGGAACCTGGGCCTGGTATGCGATCCGTTCCAGGTTAAATCCAAGAGTTCCTGCTGCGTTCAAGTTATTAGAGCCTGGACATGATATTTTTTCTCCCCGCATTGTTGTTTGCGATAGTTGTAAAAAAGATATAGAAGAAGGTAAAGAGGTTACTTTCTGGTATAATAATGTACTTTACAAGCTCATAGGTGATAAGGTATGAAGAATGCTTGTCGAGCGTGCGGCTTTCAAGATGTGTGGTATGTTTGGTATCCAAAGGGAGTTGTTAATCCTAGAACAACAGCGTGTTTTTCATATGTTGCTCGAAAGGGACAGCCCACCAGAAGAAGGTGGGGGATAAAATTGTGTATGGAGTGCGCTATGAAGGTTATTACCGGAAAAGATATTTCCTTCATGTATTATGGCAAGAAGTATAATTTGATAGGAAACAAGATAGAAAAAGAAAAGTGATAATAAATAGTTAGTTACAAAACGGGCGCGTAGCTCAGTGGTTAGAGCGACAGTCTCATAAACTGTTGGTCGCCAGTCCGAGTCTGGCCGCGCCCACAAGGGCATATAACTCAATGGATAGAGTAATTGCCTTCTAAGCAATTGGTTGTCGGTTCGAGTCCGGCTATGCCCACAAGGAGAATTATGGATAAGGATTTATTGAACAAAATTTCTGAGAAATTATCGTTTTGGGGATATGCCTATAGGCATTATTCTATTTTGGGTTTATTAGAGGCGAAGTGTTTGAGTTTATATAGTATTCATTATGTATATAAATACAGCAAGCTGTTTAGAGATATGTATTGGATTGTTTGTTTCCTGGGGAAAACGGTGTCTGTTTTCGGTGTCATATCGAATTATTATTATCGTGTTATGTTGAAGGAATTAGATAGAGGTTAAAATGTTATTAAAAGCAGACGTTACGAAGGACGGGAAAAGAATCATTGTCAACGAGTGCGGGGAAGTTATTGCTTGCGTCTATCGTAACTTTGGGTCTGTAGAGATTACAGCGCAGATGATTGTGGATCATTTCAATGCTCAGGAGAAGTTGTTGGATGAGGATTTTCAAAAGAGCCAGGAGGAGACTATTAAATCATTCTTAGTAGATGGAGAATGTGGGAAAAGAATAGTGGCTATTGAGACTATCTCTTTTGAAGATAGAGAAAATGATTGCAGGGGGTGATAAAAAGGGAAGCCCTGCGGGTTGACAGCCCCAGGGCAAATGGTCAACGCCGGTACAGGCGGGTTGACAACCACAGTATATTACTTGGTGTATTTTTTGTCAAAAAGGAGATATTTTATGGAAAACGATAAAGCAATAGCTATTGGGTGTATGAGAGACAAGTTGGATTTAACGGTTTCTCGTGATAAACTAGAATTACGCCGAGTTATTAAGCAATACTCTTACGAGTGTTGGCTGCGGGAGATGGATTTGCCGCGAGACGTTTTGAACCTTGCTCTTACAGGGGATGCCGATATTTTTCTGCCAGGAGAAACTTGGGAATATACACTCAGACATATTCCTTTTGAAGATAGATACTTTGCCAGGCTCATCCTGGGGTATGAGGCCCCCTCTCGGTGGGTGACGTGTTTGGCGAAGAAGATAGAGCGTTATGTTTGGTTTGTAAAGGAATAAAAATATGCCAGATAGAAACGACTATATGGATAGCCTTGAGATTATGTTAGGAGATCATTCTTTTTATGCTATCTTGATGGCGGCGATGCGAAAGGCGGATAGCGATAATTTAGATTTGTTGGAGAAGGCTTTTCCAGAGGTTTATCAAGAGCTTTTGGATAGATACAGCGCCCCAGGTGGTTATCTAAAGGGGGAGGATAGCTCCACTGGTCGCGTTCCTGATAATTTTTCTACTGAAATACATTATGTGGAGTCAGATGGTGATTAAGCGTACAAAGCCTCCTAAAAAACAATCTCTAAAAGTAGGGGCTATAGAGAATCTAGTTATTGACATGCTATCTGCTGATATACCCGAACCCCAAAGCGAGGTGGTTTTTGCTCCCCCTAGAAGGTGGCGATTCGACCTTGCCTGGCCTCACCTTAAAGTAGCTATTGAGGTGGATGGCGGGGTCTGGATCGGAGGAAGGCACAGTTACGGCAGGGGATTCGAGGGGGATTGTATCAAGATCAACGAGGCTATTCTTCTTGGATGGAGAGTTTTCCGGTTCACCACCGAAATGGCCGTAGATGGTAGAGCCTTAAAGACAATGGAAGAATTCTGGAAAACCGGAAGAATCTTGGAAGATATGAATAATCCTGAAAAATAGTTATTGTAGAACAGATTCAAAATTGGTTAGATAATTAGTATCAAGGGTAACTTGTGCTTAGGAGAAAAATGACAACTATAAGTAATTGTCCTTATTGTGATGGAATGGTTACGGTGGTGGTAGGGAAACTAATTTCTGTTGGGCATAGTCCTCTCTCAGATAAGTGTCCTTATCGGGGGCCTGCCGGAGTAGATCAAGAAGATGCTATTCGGAAACATAACGATAATTGCAGAATATACAACAATATAAAGAAGATGCAACTCATCGAATCGCAAGAAATGATTGCAGTCAAGAGAGACTTGTCTAAGGCTCTTGCTGATGTAGATAACCTCATAGGATCAGGGGAGTATCCCACCGTAAGAATTTGGAAAAAATGGCTGGCTCATGCTCGCGGAGTAAAGGAAGGAGAGCTTTGCCCGCAGTGTTCGGGGTTGGGTTGGAAAATGTACGAAGACACCTCTACTTGGCGTCGTGGTTGGAAAATGCGAGAAGATGATGATTCTAAAATTGAACACATAAAGACTTTTGATGTATGCGATCAGTGTTGGGGTAGCGGTGTAACGACACTCACCGGAGAAATAATTTCTGGTTTGTATGCCTTAATTGGGGAGCTTGAGGAAAAACTAAGGGTTTATACTCCGAAGGCATATACGTTCGATGAGATCAAAAGAACCATCGAGCTTCATCAAAAAATGAGTTCTCAGGGGGTTCCAGAATGATAGGATTATTGGATCAAGGCGACAAGAAGAAGATTGATGATTGGTTGCGTATGGCAAGGGCAACCTCAAGTTGTAATAAGCCGGTATTACAGGACGCTTTTCGAGAGGCGATTCCTAGAATGGCGGCTATTATTGGGTTGCAAGAGTTGAAGTTTCTAAATGACATTGTTAGTGTAGCTCATGCTTTAAGATTGGCGTTGGATGCTATAGCCAAAGAGAACAATTGGAATACAGATGATCTTGTGGCGTTTATGGATCGTATTCATTTAGAATCTAGTACAGAAGATAGTAATGGTATCGAAGAAAAAATTAAAGATATGTTTATAGCCAATTCTGTTCTTCTCAGGGATGGAGAGGGTGATGTTTCAAAGTTATAAAGATATAATTTCTAAACTCGGTGAACCCTGGTGGCATGACGCCAATGGAGTGCCGAGATATACTCGTTTTATCCCTGCCAAAGCGCAAACATTTATGCAGATGAGGTGGCCCTGGTGGTGGGCAAGTGTCAGGAGTGCGGCAAAGAACTTGAAGTAGAGGTGAACTGGCATCGAAACAGTCTTGCTAATCTTTTATCTCCCGTTACCGCGCACCCTATGTCAGAGAGTATGGATTTGTATTACGGCGATGCTCCCTATCACGATTGTCACGCCGGTGAGACAATGATATTAGACCTTGTTAGGGTGGTAGAGTTTTGGGTCAAAGATAGCAATGAGAAGCATGGTTGGAAACGCAAGCCGGAGTTGGAAGTGGCTTTAGCTTTCTAGATATGAATAAGTAGAGTATAAAGTGAAATTAGTTAAGGCTCCCAAGAAATCTCTTTATATAGAAGCGAAAGAAGTATTCGAGAAATCTACCCAGGGAGAGTGGGGCGTCATTCGTGCTGCCCCAGGCAATTTTGCTTTCATTGTAGGGGCCAAACTCCCCCCTGTTAATGGTCTCGCTCACGGAATCTGTGTTTGTACAATCCCTCATGGCTCAGGGAATGATTCGTTCCCAGAAGAGCAGAAGGGTTACGATGCAGAGTTCATCGTCTTTGTGCATAACAATTTTGATAAGATTTTGGAGGCGCTGAAAAATGTTGTGGGAGAGTAGAGATATTATAATCAGGAGGAATCGTTTTGGAGCTTTGTTGATTATTATTGCCCTACTATTCCTTTTGCTTTATTTCTATATTCCAAGCGATGATTCGTTTCAATACATGATTGAGATGCGTCATAGTCAAGAGCAAGCTATTCGCGCCATCGAGCAGGGAGATATGGTGCGGGCGCATGACATATTGAGTAAAAGTATAAGCGATTCATACAAAAGGGAAAGACTTGCAAGAGAGAGAGAATAATGTCAAAAAGAAAGAGTAAAGAAGATTGGTTGAAATATATGCAGGAGAGGTGTCCAGAGAACGGTTCTTTGGATATTGAGTTCTACAGACACAAAAGAAAGGTTTTGTTCAATTTCTATTATAATAACTGCGCTGGAATGAGGCTGTGCGGTAATTGGATACTTTATAAGTTCTTTGGTGTGTCGCAGGACTCTGCTACGGAGAGTTTATTTATTGCTTATATATATGAAAGGAATAGCGACGAGGAGATATTAGAGAAAATTTGTAAATTGCTTGGTTTACTGTTTCATAATAATAAAAATACTTATTGGGGGGATTAGAATGTCTGATAAAGTTACTCAGGATGATTTCGACCAATTTCTAGATCGGGCCATCGGTGAGCCGGTCAAGCCGATCAACAACAACGATGAGGTTGGGGATATACCCCAAGATCGCCAAGATGTTTCTGAATATGACCGTCTTGAGAATTTTGACGATTGGGCAGACTTTTTTGTAGAACTTCACGCTAATGAGCAAGCGGAACTCTGGGGGTGGGCAGACGCCTGCCTCCAATACAGGTTGAGAATGGGTAAGTCGTTCAAGGATTTATCAGCCGTGATCCCCAGAACGAAAAAGACTCTAGAATCTTACTGTGTTACAGCGGAGACTTTTCCTGCCGATAAAAGGTATCCCGACGTGGGGTTTTCTGTCTATCGTATCTGCGCCTATTCTGAACAGCCATATTACTGGTTGCAGAAAGCGTTGGAACACGGTTGGACAAACGCGGAACTTAGACAACAGATTGCAGAAGAAGAAGGAACTTTCACTGGCCCCTGTGTTCATAAGACTTTCTATTGCACTTTACAAAACAAGATGACTTCTCCTCAAGAGTGCAATCCAAAGTGTGTGCTTAGGATGGATGACCGAATCGAGCGGGTCAACGAGCGCGCTGAGAGTAGGTCTGTGAGATCAGACTAACAAGAAGAATAGTATAAAATGGAATACAATCGTGTATCTGTTTTTGTTCCTAGTGAATGGATGTTGTATTTGATAGACGAGCAAGATTCTGTTGTGCGTAGGGCTATGCAGTTTGGGCTTGGGGAGATGTATTGTCATTTAACTTGTACGTGCGGAGAGAAGGGAAAGGTTCTTTTCAAGTTCAGTGACCTTATCAATACGTTCGGTGAGTTTATTTCCAGCCCAACTGGATTCATCGGCTCGATTGTGACCTGTCCGCATTGTTCAACTTCTGAATGGGTGGGCGTTCCAGTCGGGGATGTAAGCGCAGCGTTTTCTGAACTACTATTTCTACGCTCTAAAAGAAATTAAAAGAGATTCGAGCAGCGCGAGCCTGGTTTTTCCAGGCTCTTTTTTTACAATAAAATTGCCGGTGAGGGTGGCTCCTCACCGGCAGGCTTGACGCTATTCAGTTTTTAGTAGCAATTTCAGAAATGGTGTGGGCAGAACAGTTCTTATCTTAGTCTTGGGATACTTGATAATCCGTCCCGCCGTTGCGCTTGTAGGTTGGCAAAGTTGGGAAAACTTTCGACACCAGGTAACTTTTAGTTTAAACTCTCTCTTCTAAGTTAATAAGCTATTTTCGGTTTACATTTCTCACCTTCCTTTCTTTTGGCCTGGTGAATAAGGTGCGGGGATTGCGGTCTAATACCCTATACGCATTTTGTTACTAGGGACAATTTTACTAACTACCGATACTAATTAACACGTCTAAACTCCGCAATCCCCATTGTGCTGATCGCCCCAATTGGGCGTTTGCACTCAACGTAGCTATTGTACCACGGGTCTTTTAGCTTGTCAAGTACCACTACTTTACCGCTAATCTACCACTCAAGTGACGCTTACTTTTCTACCTAAAACGTTATCGGCAGAGTTTATAAGCGGCGTCCAGGGCGCGTCGGGATTCTTGCGCCCGCGTTCCAAAAACCACCGACCTCAGAATAGCATCCTCGATGCGCCCAGAGCGCCAGGTGGCTAACTCTGTGACCGCCTGGTAGGACGCCCAGGGCGTGTTGGCCAAAGAAGGGGTCTCATCGTTGAATTTCTCATAGAGTTCTTTGGCCGCAACGCGACATTCTACTGCGTTGCTTTCCGCCAAGTCATGCTGGTACATGCCTGCGGCGATTTTCTTGCTCCATTTTTCACCAAGTTCGATACCATCATCTTTGAGAATGAGAAGGGCAGACTTGTGGGGAGCGGGATAGGCGGCCTCGAAAACCCTTTCGGCCTCCTCCATAGTAATAACGGTATCGCCAAGTCTGCTAAAGATTGCGGCCATAGCCGCTTTTGAGGCTTGCATCTTGGCGATCAATTCTACTCTTAGGTTGAGATTGTCCCGCAAGCCTTCGTTGTGCTTGAGACTAGATGAAACACTTGCCGCCTTTAGGCCAGCAATCAAGGTATTTTGACACACCACTCGAATACCAGTGAAAGCAATACTCAGGCCCTTCATTCCCGTTCGGGTATCTGTGATTAAAAAGTATTGCTTTACAAGGTCGCCTTTAACGTCCATCTCGCCCGCATCGAGCGTGAAAAAGACGGTTTCCCCATGCCCTAACGCGCCCACCGTTTCGGTGGGCCACAGGTTAGAGATGGGGTCGAACATTGCGGCCAAGTCCGCGTTTTGCGTCAAATCGTAGTCGTTTGATACAATCTCGAAAAAGCGGTATTCGGGGTCATCTTGGGTAAGGTCGCGCATGAGAGCTTTTCGGTCAACAATCTCTCGGTATTCATCTCCGATGCAGACATAGAGCGGCTCTTTCTTGATCCCGTACAACATGCCGCCTTGTTGCATGGCCTCTGTCACAGAAATAGGGTCGGTGAAAACCTGACCCAAACCATGCCAGGCAGCTTCTCTGTGTCCTACGAATCGCTCCCCAAACAGATTATGTACCACTTTGATTCTCCTTTTGCGTTACCCTTGAGCCAGACAGCCTAGCTCTATAACATTATTATATCATGGGTCTGGAATGTTGTCAAATTGACATTGAAAGTAGTTGTTAGGTTGCTCAGGTTGTCGAGTTGTCCAGGCCAACTAAGGTTCTTTGATATTCCCTTGCTCATCTAGCAGATCGCTCAACTTCACCATTCTAATATCTTTGTGATAGTAACAATTGTGACTTTGGCTTTCCCCTGGTTCGATTATCTTTATGTAGCCGCAGGAGGGACATACAACCCAGGAGATATTTATATCTTTTACAACTTCATAAAAATCTCGTATTGATTCTGCTAGGGATTTAAGTGTATCCTCCTCTTGTTTTAGATCATCCTTGATATTCTCAATCTTTCCCGATACCTCTCTAGCATGTGCCAATTTTTTGCTATTTCTTTTAGTAACAATACGTGAGCAGCGTTTGCCATGATTATTCTCCCCTGTTGTCAGTAAAATGAGCGCGGGGCATAATTATAATCTCGATGCGCCCATGCCCAGGATCACGAGAGCCATGTTCTTTTATTTCAAATCCCTCTTGTCGGGCCAGGCTTTTCAGCCCAGCCCTGCTGGTGAAAAATCCTATAACGAATCCTATAGCAGCACAAACAAGCATAACACTGAAAACGTCAACCGTTTCCATCTTTACTATCCTCCTTTGTTAGTACAGCCAATGCTTCTTGGTAGATTGCTCTATACGCTTTCGCCTCGTCCTCATATCCAGGAATGGAGGCAAGTATTTCGTCCGAGCCGTCAAGTCTTGCTTGTCCTTTGTAAGTTACTTTTTTTATCCCCCTTACCGGCCTAATCTCTAATAGGACTGTTTTATCAGCAATTACTACTTTCCAGGATGCTATCATTGTCCGCTCGATAGCATATACAAAGCTACGCACGCAAGAACAGCAATGAGAAACGAGATGACCGGATTCAGTTTCTTCATTGTACCAGACCACTTCATTTTGACCTCCATTAAACTGTAAGTTACACCCCATATGGAACAAAACACCAGCACCCAGGCCCCAACCTTACTTACTGTGTTCATATTCTCCTTACACAATATCTGTCCAGGGAAATTGCAAAATCTCATCTCCTACTCCGCCGTCAATGGCGTCATTGACATCGGTGGCTTTACCCTTGATGATGTTAAACACTCTCGAATCTATCGTATCCTCAGCTAACAGGTAGAAAGCCGTGCAGGGTTTGTCTTGGCCAATGCGGTCAATTCTACCATTCCCTTGCGTGACTTCTTTTGGCCCCCAGGGGAGATCATTCCAGACGATATGGTGAGAGCTTTGCAAGTTCAATCCTTCAAAGGCGGCAGATGTTCCGATAAACACCCTACTATTTGAATTATTAAAAGTATCTACCCGATCCTGTCTGTTGTTTACCCCACCCATTACTATCTGTGGGTCGTATTCTTTCAATTCTTGTTCTAGTTCAAAGGCGGAATCTCGCCAATTCGTTAGGATAACTATTTTCTCTTGTTCATCTAGGGTATATTGTAGCAAATCTTTGATGTGAGTTAATTTACAATTATCGCCGGAGTTAGGGATGTGTAAGTTGGGCGCAAAGCCAGGCATTTTTCCGGCTAACGATTGTGAAAAACTTTTAGGACTCATGCTAGTGCAACGACGAAAATAAGTCAACTGCGCTAAGACGTTAGTAATTTGCTTGGTAGTCAACCTACCATCTTTATCGGGCCAGGCAAAGAAACCCGCCCTCAGTTGCTCGTATAACTTTCTCTGTGAGGTTGTCATTTCTATGCCTACCGGCATAGCCTTGATGGGGTCTAGGTCGGGTAAAATTTCCTCTCGTTTCCAACGCACCATCAAGCCGCTACTAATAAGGTTATCATGTAGCAGGAGCAAGTCCCTGCTACCCTCAAACTGGCCCCAGGGGTTCAAGTAACAATGATGGGAACAAAAATCGTTATACGTTCCCCATCGTCCGGCTTTGTGATACCGCACACCGTTTCTTATATACTCTGATCCTGGTTCGAGAAAATGCAACAGAGACCAGAGGTCGTAGGGACGGTTGGCAATTGGGGTTCCTGTCAGAGCCATGCGGGAGTAAGCATTGGCTCCCTTGATGGCCACCGCCCGCCCTGTTTGGCGGTTCTTGATGTTGTGGGCCTCGTCTACTATGATATGATACCAGTGGTGTTTTTGAAAAAACTCCCATTCTATCCTTACGGTATCATAGTTAGCGATAACCCATCGCGGAGGATTTTCTTCTATGCTCTTAATTAGCTTGGCTCTTTTTGTGGGAGTCAGGTCGCACAAGACAACTGCTCCTTCACCTACCCACAACCTAATTTCATTGACCCAATTCTGTACTAGCGTTTTTGGACAAACAATCAGGGTTGGATTTTTTCTAGGGAATCTTTCCCTTCTTAATTTGTCAAGAATAATAGCGGTTCCTGTTTTCCCCGATCCTACGCAGCCAGCCAAAAGGACTGGCCTAAAATCCTCATGGTAAGTTTCTACTAACCTAGCTTGATGGGGTTTTAATTCCATATATCATTCTTTTCTAGTAAGTTATTTGTTTTATTTCAAAGTTATTTTACAGATACCCATTCCATTGTAACTTGTAAAAGGTGGCTGTAATCTCCGCTCTTGGCTTCTTTGATATATTTACTAATCTCTTCTTCCGGTACTCCGCTACGTTCCATAGCTTTCATCACGCGGCCAAGAATCGAAAAAGCGTTACTGTCTTGGCCCGTTAGCTGAACGATGACATTTGGGTACTTTGTATTTTCGTCATTAAGAATTTCATCATCATCATCATCATCATCATCATCATCATCATCCCAATCGTTGAATTTCGTATCATCATCGCTCATTTGTATTATCTCCTACTATATAGTCAATAGCTGATTTTGCTTCTGTCATCGCCACTTCTTCATCTTCTATGCTCCATAGGGAGTCTATTACTTTGTCATTATTATCTTTAATGATATATCCGTAAATATCTCCTTGTAAGTATTTGTTGTAAGTTTCTACTTCTGACATGAGGACTTGGGAGATTCTCGCTCGCGCTTTGGCAGTGAGCCGCTTGATCCTCATAAACTCTAGGATTTTATCCCGCGACGCAATGATCCAGCCCACCTGTCCGGCATCCCAGGGGTCAGTGAAGGGATAGGTCAAAGTGGCAGAGATAGACAAGCCGGAGTGGTCGTAAAGATAAAGGGGTAGAAAGACATTGTTTTTTTCTAACAGCTTAAGCAATGTTTCTAAGTATTGTTTTTGCGTCATTTCGTTATTGTTGTAACGTTGGTTGGCGCGTTTGAATCCCCTGACCGCTTCTACTTGAAACTCTAGGAATTGAATCGGGTTGTAATTCTTGGTATATGACTCTGGTGTGTCGCCAAGTACATGATTGTTATGCCAGCAGCGCATGACTCCCATGTTATCCCATTCTCTAGGGTCGCTAGGCTCAGGATCATTCTCAATAGCAATGACGTATCCCTTGTATTCCTCAGTTTGAATAGCCATTTTATAATCCCCTTATTTTCTATTCATATATTTTAGAACAACGCCGATTCCAGAGCCGCCACCGTGAAGGGCGAGTGTTCTAAAAACGTTATAACTTGTTTCTCCTTTCCTTTTGTACACATAATCCGACACAGCACCGACATGCAGTTACTTGTCTTGTCGAATGCGAGATAGATAATCGGGTGTTTCTTTTGTTTCTTGAGCCATTCGGAAAACTCGTAAATAAGAGCCTTTTGTTTGCCGATGCTATCACCAGACTCGGTGTACCAGCCGTCCGCTAATGTTGTCAAGTTCAGTTTAGGCGAGTCGTATCCCCGCCAGCCGCCGACGTGATCTACACCCTTGTAAATACGAGTAAACCAGGCGGGTAGTTCCTCACTCGGCTCAGGGAAAAGGATGCGGCCATACCATTCGTTGAATAACACCCCTTCTTTTTTTTCTTCAAACTTTGTATCGTAGCGCGTAAGAGTAGAGCCATAAGATTCCACTTGTTCTACACAAGCCAGGCAAACTTCACAACCAGCAATGTTGGCCCAATATACTTCTTCTGTCTTTCCGTCGTCAATGCGCGTAGCAATCCCGTTGTTGTCGAGCAAGAATTCGTCTTGGCAGGCGGGGCAAACAAAGTAAGAGCGCAGCGCCCCGCCGCAGGAGCACTTTCCCCGCGTTTCCAGGTCGTACTCTTTCTTGCAAACAGAACAATACAGATACCCTTCTTGCATGATTCCCCTTTTCTATTGTAAAACTACACGAGACGGTTGACTTGCGCCTCAATACCAACCCATTATACACTTATTTACAAAGTGTGCAAAACAGGAGATTATCCTTGTACGCCCATCCGGCAGGGAGTTGCACGAGCGCACCTACTTGATAATCTTTTTAGTTCTGTAACATTGCACGTACTCAGAGAGACCATAGGTAAACCCATGCCATTCGTGCTGATCCGGCCCCACAAACCAGTAATCTCGCCTTGTATGGGTTTTCCCTTTGCTTGTACAACAATCCGTTTTTGACCACCGTGTAAGGTCAAATGATAGGATACCATACCAGTCTTGTATAGATTTATTGTATAAGTATAATCCTATATATCCTTCTTTCATCATAGTTTGTTTTTCTAATTCTGCGTTACATTCTGGACAAACTATCTTTACAAATATCTCACCATTGTCGCTATACCTTAACGTTTCATAGCCAGGGTCAGCAATGTAGCCGCGTACAATTCTACCCTTTATTTCTTTGTTACAAATCGAACAAGTTTTCATGTTAACCTACTTTTATGTTATATTCTTTTCTTGCCAGCCGCTTGGTGCGCTTGCAAGTTACCAGACCATGAGACTCGCCAACGTGCAGGCCATGCCAGATAAAGCCATCCGGCCCGTTAAACCATACGTCAATTCGCAGCGCCCCCATGTTGTTTTTGCTTTCGCTGTGGCCGCTTATTTTGAATGATAAGGAGTTTGGCCAGTTTGTTACTACTCCATCATTCATATCCAAGTATAGGGAGATTTTCCCTTTTTCTACCATCCACTTTTTATCTATCTCGGCGCAGCAGGTATAGCAGATGATCCTTGCTATCCCCTTTTCGTCTATGTACTTGGCATAGCCGGTTGTAATACCATTGAGAATATTGGCAAGGGGGTCGTCAGAGGAAAGAATGTCAGCAGATACAAATGGTTTACCACACATCTCGCAGGTGGCAGGGGTTTGTACGTTCTTATCAACCACGCTAACCTTTATCATGATACTCACCTTTCTATGTGATATTTCTCTGTTAATTTATTTGTGCATTTTATTCTAACGGTATTATATTCTTATAATAACAACTCCTTTATAACTATGTTCTTTTTAGTTATCTTTGACACTTGCACAGCAATACTGTCTAGTTTGCGCTTTAGTTCCCCGTTTGTTGGAACATACAACACTACCACGTATTTACCATCAATGTTATCTATATCTAGGTTGCGTAACGAGTTGATGACATCGAATGTAGCAGGGGTTATTTCTCCATTGCTAACAGCCAAGAATCGCACATAGCTCATCAGGTCGGTGCGAAAGATGATATGATAATAAAGGGTATCGCCTTCAATGCGGTTGAGAACGTTTTGATCCTCAGACATTTTATAATCTCCTCAGATGTGTTCTGGTTTAGATGTGTTCTAGGATAAACTTGTTTGCAAAGGCAGCTTCCAGTTTCTTTACAATCGTCTCGTATATTTCCCTTTCTACATGGTCAGACGTTTCTAGGGTAATGGTATAGCCCTTGTCTAGAAAATCACTTTCTAGTTGCAAGTGGCGGGCGACCTGAAAGGTAATGTCATAGACCGTGTTGTCTTTGGCAGTAAACAGCTTGACTTGACTGGTACGCTGCGTTTGCGCTGGAATCGAATAGTAAATGATCCGCGCTCCGCCGGTTAGGACTTTGCCGCCATGAATGGTTTGTACGATGCTTTGCATAATGTCGCCGTATGTTTCTGTGTTTGCGTACATGTTACTCCTAAGATTTTCTAGGCGCTTTTTATCGTAACTACCAAGAGACACTTATAACGTTATTATAACCCTATGGGCGAGACTTGTCAAATCTCGCCCATAGATTGTATTGCTACTAGCGCCAGGGATAGGGTATGGAGGACTCCGGCAAAGCGTTTATAAAGTCTATCACGTCTTGCGGCAGCGGCTCGTATTCCCAACTATGGCCGAGCACATGCCCACAATCGGGACATACCGCATCGGGGTTATTGGCCCAGGTCTCGCCCCGCGCTCGTTGATGAACACAGCCGACTTTCATATTGTTGAGATGGTGAAGTCGCCAGATTTTCAGCAGTTTGTGAATATCTTTTCTGTTCAGGTCTCCAATTTCTCTGATTACAAAATTACCAGATATACTATTTAGTATCTGCCCAGAATCGCCGTAACAATTGCCGGAAGGCAGCGGGCCAATCACGCCCATGATTGACAACACCGGCGCAGTAAAATGTTTTACTGGTCTTTGCTCTAGTTCTACCTCAAGAAACACGCGGCGCTGAAACTTGCCCACTTTTACACGTCCGAGATAAACAATTTTCTTCATTTTTTCCCTCTCATTTTTTGTAGATAGTTAGCCGATGATAAAATCCCAACACCACGAGAGCAAAGGCCGACGATACGAGCACTTGACCCACAGCGCCAGGTATTTTTCTTTATCTACCTTTTTTGTATATCCTAGCACCGTTGTGACTTCTATGTAGTCATCACAGTGTTTTACGTCTATGATACGGTCAATAGCGTTCTCTTTCTCCGCCTGTTCGAGAGCGGTCATCAGGTTATAACGTTCTTGGTACTCCGGCGTTAGAGTGTGGCCAGTGTCAAGCCAGTATTGAGGATAGTATGACTGGATTGTAGCAATACAAGATTCTTGTGTAAATTGCTCAGGATGAAGCAAAGGCGCAGCGAACGCTGTAAAAATCTCTCTATTTTCTATACAAGGAATCGCATAGGCGCAGTCTTCTTCATAACAGAAGTATGACCCCCACCGCTCCGCTAGTGCTCGTGCTTGTTTGGTCAGCCAGCGGTTAGCGAACCGCTCTGTAATCATCAGGCCGCCATGACTGGCGGTGGAGACAAACCGGACGCCCCGCACTAGGTTTTGTTTGTTTTGTATGCCGCCCCACGGAGACCAGCCCGAATAATGTTCTTGAAAACGCATGATAACCCCCCTAGATGGTAATGTATTCTAGTTCTTTTCCTGTTAGTCTATTTATTTCTGTAACTATGGCTTGTAATTCATCTTCACGATGAACGACTAGTAACGGCGTCTTGTCGCCTAGCGTGGCGTATGACTCAATAGCAAAGGCCGTAATAATGGCCTGTGTCAAGAAAGATAGTTGACCGCGTTTTATACAGAACACGCGAAAGTACAAGGTGTTAACGCCATGACTCTTATTGACCTGTTTGCGGTCAAAGTACAACGCGCTACCATCGGGTAGACTTGAAAGGGCGGCGAGCGTTAACTTGGCGCTGTCGCGGTCACACTCTTGAGCCGACGATAAAGAGGAGATCATAGGGAAGTTAATATCTAGTTTCATGGCAACCCCCCGACGAATGATAAAACCAATGGGCAAGCGTAGAGACACAGCAAGACACATAGGGCAAGAGCGAGCGCAGCAAGACCGTCATTATCCGATTCTGGCCGCCGATAATGTTTATAATTCATACTATTCCCCTATGAAAAGTTTTTTATACAAGATTTTTTCGTGTTTTTTTTACAGAGTAACTTATAACGTTATAGCCACAGCGTTTTAATCTCTTGTAATGCCGCCTTTTCATCTGTTAGACAATCGCAAAATAGTTCTTGGCCGATGAAAATAAAGGGTATACCTGTCTCGGTTAATATCTCTTTTGCCAACGGTTGACAAAGAGAGCCAACGAGGCCGATAAAAGTAAGGCATTCTGGACAAAGCAATTCGCCCGTTGACCGCTTGACATGATCCTTTGCAGAAAGAGCAATCAAAGCCCCGCAGTTATCGCACGTTCCCCAACCCCGAAATGAACCAGTGTCAAAACCGCCCGCCTTTATCGCTTGATCGAACCATCTGGGCGGATTGTTTAATACAGAGTCGGAACAGAGACACATAGGATTGTCGCCATTGTCCAAGTACACAACGACGCAACCAATAGAGTCTAGTTTCTGTTCGATTATGTCCAAAGTGTTTTCTTTGATGCTCATTGTGTTTTGACCGCCTTTTCTACTCTGTATTCTATTTTGTGTTTTACCACTTCTTCAATGGCTAATACGATAGTGGGAATGTCATCAATTGTACAAAGAATGAACGAACGCCCATCAACGATAATGTAATCAAAGACGCTTAAATCAAAACACGCTATAACCTTTTCAGTTAAAAACCGCGTTACTCCGTTAGAAAGATAACGGATAGTAAAGACGTTTTTCATATCCTTTTCTAGTTTGTTTTTATATTCCCCCTCACTAATAAAATACAGTTCTCTAGGGTCGTCTATTGCTATTTCATCTCTTGAGCCGTATCTAGGCAATTCCCCTATTGGGGCAAGGGTAAAGAGACCGCCTATAAAATTGGTGTTAAGTTTAACCATTTTTCCTTTTTCCTTTTTCTTTGCCTTACGCCAAGTTATTTAACTTGGCGTAAGGCTTCTATTGTTTCTAGTCCTTTTGTAGCTCTACTTGTCCGATGGTTTTGTGACCGATGGAGTCCCACACCGTAACAATGAGCTTGTTGTCAACCGTCCGACAAGTGACCTCAAGAATAGTAACGGATTCGCCGCCTTGCTTGGCGTTGACTACCACGTCAAGAGACGAACCGTACTTGTGAACAGACGAACCGTTAGAAACTTTGGCTAGAAATTGTTGCATTTTTTCTCCTAGTTTTTCTTATATGTTTTTTCTAGTGAGCTAGTGAGCTAGTGAGCTTTGACGCCCAACTCATACCCAATTATACACCGTCGCCGCTAAGTTGTCAATGAGTAGTTTATATGGATACAATACTCCGGTACGGTATAAGGGCGATAGGGTTATAACGTTATAACCCTATCGCCCAAGTTGTCACAACCGCATGGCCCCAATGGTCAGCTTCACAAGTGAGTCTTGGAATTGGTCAGTCAAATCCTTGCCCCCTATGGCATGGCCTAGCTCATGTAGTAACGTGGAGACGCAGTCGGAAATAGAGCCTAGCCGATCCAGCCTAACCCAAACCGTGTTAGTCTCCGGCTCGTACAGTCCGGTCGCATCGCGTCCGCCCGACATGATAGAGTCCGCAACTTTGACGGTTGGGAAAGCTTGTCCCTCGGTTTGCGTCCGATCCCAAACAACCTTAATACGGCGTAGGGACTCGGTTAGAATAAGTTTGCCCTCGTTCTTGGCTTTAACCTCAGTTGGTTGACTTTGCTTATTTATTACGTCTTTGGCATCTAAGACGCCCGACCGCTTTAGAGCATTTTGCCATCGCCAAGGGACGTTATGGATAACTTCGTAGCCCGAATGTTCTGCAAACCTATCGCACTCCGACGAATACCCCATGACAGCTTTCGCGCCGTACATAGTGATCCACGCCTGAAGTAGCGACTCAGAAGCAGACAGGTTAAAACTACTTTCTTTGCCATCGAACCGCCCAATAATCGCCGCTAGGGTCGCGGTACTCAGAGACGCCGAAAACCCCGCAAACAACGATTCAATGTTTGGCCAGTCTATGGTATCACGGTCTCGATTCAACAGCGTTCTGTACTCATCGCCGTCAAAGTGGTAAGACATATACAAGGATTCGTCACTTGCCACGGCACAGCCATTGACATAGATCGTATGCCCGATGGAGACATAAGGTCGCTGTATCCATAGTACGTCAGTTAGAGCGGCGAAAAAACCGCGAGCCTGTTCTAGCTCCTGTTCGGAACATTCGACCTGTACGACCGTACCATCAATGGGGTCGCTTGGCGCAAAATCCAAAGACAACACCGACGCCGAACCGTAATCTATGGTTTGAGTAATGGAGCATGTTAGCCGATAGTCAAGCGATTCAATGATGACTTGGCGCTTTTCACGAGCCAAAACGAGCAAAGCGAGCTTAAGCCCCTCACCGAATTGGCCTATTGCGCCAGCTTCTTTGTGAGATTCGCCCATCGCCCAACATTCCCTAGAAATCCCCGAACCGTTATCAACAATCTTGGCATACCCGTCCGCCCAAAACACCGACGCAAGCCCCACATCTACAGCGTTTTGCAGCAATTCCCGTAGAGCCTGGACAACGCCCCAGTCCTTGACGTAGTTAATCGAAAGGCCAGTAATCACGCTTACCCCCTATAAATCCAATGAGCTAGTGAAATGTCGCCGAAATTGACCCAACACGCGCCCCAATCCCCGACCACGACGCCCACAATGCGCCCCTTATCGTACAGCGTTGTGACCGTAGCCGATACGACTGCTGAGCGAGTCCCTCTAGTATATGTCATGCAATGACCTCGATTTGTGGCGCTTCAATCGGTTGACGCGAAACCCACGTCAGATTATAGTTATGAATGTTGGCCGGATTGTCCCCCACCCACGCCGCTGCTACATCGAACGCCGCTGCCGCATCCACGATACCAACCACAACGCCACGATGCAGCAGCGAAACCGTGTAGCCCTGCACTTGCGCCGAACGCCCTGCCGAACCCGAAACATGAAGCACATCAAAACCCGAAACCGTGATAGTGTGAACCGACATTGTAACCCCCTTGCTTAAATTGTTTTTATTTTGATTATACACCCGCAGCCCAGTAAATGTCAAGAAAAGCCCATACATAAAACAGTTAAAAATCTATCATCTTTTTTCGCCTTTACGCAGTCTTGACAACCCAAGAATCGCCCATGAATAACCCATGAATAACCCATGAATAACCCATGTTGTACATCGGGATTGTCAAGAATCATTTATGTTTCACATTGTTTATTCATATTGTAAAGAATGGTATCATCTATCATAATCTTGACTCGGATTATCAAGAACCCCCCCCGCCTATCCGATACTCTACCAGGGTATAGCATCGGGGAGATGCTAGGTAGCCTCCCTCCCACCACAGCTAACTTTTCTTTCTGCACAATTTTCTCCAAGCCCCCAAAAAAATTGAGATTTTTTCTTTCTGAACGGCTAAACGTTTAGCCTTTTTCTCAAAATGCAGGATTTCCTTGCGTAAGCCCCGCATTTCGTCTGCCTTGTCCCTCCAAATCATCTCAAAATGCAGGATTTATATACATTTCTGCGCCTCTCCTCACTTGACAATTGACCAAAATGAAGTATACTCTGGGTATAAATTGAACAAGGAGTCTTTGGTGAAACTTCCCCTAGCCGAAATCAGTCGAGACGGGATTCAATTGCGGGTTGGGATCAATGCTGAGACGGTCAAAGACTATATGGAAAACTTTGATTCTCTTCCTCCAATTACTGTTTTTCATATTACTGATGATTCTGAACAATTCGTTCTGGTAGATGGATTTCACCGCGTTGCCGCTGCTGAATTATTAGGTCTGGAAGAAATCGAGGCTGAAGTCAAAGAGGGGTCTTATCGTGACGCTCTTATTTACGCTTGTGGGGCCAATGCGTCTCATGGTCTCAGGAGGACGAGAGAGGACAAGGAGAATACGGTCTTGGTTATTTTACAGGATGAAGAATTGAAGATGTATTCGGATAATATGATTGCCAAGATTGCTCGTGTTTCTCAGCCGTTTGTGAGTTCTCTGAGAAGGACAGTGGGAGGAGAGGGGGTAAGGATAGGGGTCAATGGGAAAGTCTATCATTACGGGAAATCGAGGGATAGGACGGAAATTCTAAAAATTGGGGTAACTTTTGAAGAAAAACGGAAACTAATTTCTTATGGGCTTAAAATGAATACTTCTTATAAGGAAGTCGTCAGAAAATTAGTTAAGGATTTTATCGAAAAACTATAGTGAGATAATTAAACTAAAAAATGTAGTTAGGAAATACAGCAACAAAGAGAAGAGGCGTCCTTATGACTTACATCTCTTACGTTCCCAAGAGATTTCAGGGTAGTTCACTAGATTTGATTGACAGTTGTCTTGATATTATCTCTCTCTATGAATTTCCAATTACCCTAAGACAGTTATACTATCAACTGGTATCTAAAGGGATGATTCCAAATGAAGTGAAGGAATATAAAAGACTAGGAAGTATTGTCAATGATGCCCGTTTAGCCGGTCTCATCAGTTGGGAAGCCATCGAGGATCGGACTCGAAACCTTGTCAGGATTCCCCAATGGAACTCTGCTGAGGATTTCAAGGAATCGGCCATTCCCCAGTTTCATTTGGATCATTGGGAGAATCAAGAGGTTTACGTTCAGGTGTGGGTTGAGAAGGATGCGCTTTCGGGGGTTGTCGCTCACGCCTGCAATCCGTTTTACGTCCCCTATTTCTCTTGTCGCGGATACACCTCTCAGTCGGAGATGTGGGTCAATGCCATGAGGCTAATCGAGCAAAACAAGAAAGGGAAGCCCTGTGTCGTTCTACACTTAGGCGATCACGACCCATCCGGTATTGATATGACCAGAGATATAACTGAACGATTGAAGTTATTTGGGGCCTCAGTAATGGTTTTCAGACTGGCTTTGAATATGAATCAAATCAAGGCTTACAATCCTCCCCCTAATCCTGCTAAGGAGACAGATGCCAGGTTCTTAAAATATTATAAGGAGTTCGGGGAAAGCTGTTGGGAACTCGATGCTCTAGAACCTAATGTAATTCAAGAGATGATTACTGCTGCTATCGAACGTATAATTGATAAGGAGAAGTGGGATGAAATCGAAAAGCAAGAAGAAGAACAAAGAGAGTTGCTGTGGAAGTGAGGGCGAAACGAAGAATATAAAAAAGAATTGCAAAGAAAAAAGATTCAAGATGAAGCTCCGTTGGGTTCCGGTGCTTGAGGAATCCGACTTACCCTCAGATTATACTTACTATTTAGTTACGACTGAGGATGAGAAGGGCCGCCTAAAGACAGAGATCGCAGAGTTTTGCTGGTCTAGTTACAACGGGGAGCTTTCTTATAATTGGAAATTGAAGGAATATACCGTTTCATGGCATAACGACTCCAACAATGAGGTAGAGGTTACGGCCTGGGCGGATTGGAACCTTCCCAGGCCCTATGGTAGTCGAAAGTTATGACAAGGAGAAAAATGGATGAAGAAATAATCAAAAATGAAGGGGTGGTTTCGGTCATCTGGCATCCGGTAAAAACCATAGACGACCTACCGATTGTTCATACGGTATATTGGATTACGAAAGAGAGTATAAGATACAAGGAACGATTCGTTGGAAAAGCAGAGTTCTTGGAAATGGAATTGAACAGTCTCCCCGTCTACGTTTGGAAACAAGGAGATGATATTATCCCCTGGGATGGAAATAACGTCGTCAGGATCGTGGCCTGGGCGAACCACGTTGCTCCTAGACCGTATGAGGGATAGGGCGTCTCTCTCAATATAAAAGCCTAGAGGAGACCTAACCCCCTCTAGGCTCTTATGGCTTACTTGTAGAAACTCCTTTGTTTCTATTTATAGAAACTACTTTGTTTCTATTTATAGAAACTACTTTGTTTCTATTTATAGAAACTACTTTGTTTCTATTTATAGAAACTACTTTGTTTCTATTTATAGAAACTACTTTGTT